AGGTATAAGGACTACATACAACACTAACACCATATCCATTATCAAATTGGATACGAGCCTGAACACCCTCAATATGATTAGGATGCTCAACGAATTCTAAATCTTTAAATGTTTTCATAACTAATTTAATTTATACAAATATACGAAATTATTTCTTATTTACCAAATCTTTTTTATCCCTACCCATTATAATCTTCAATTGAGATTCTTTTAGGAGCGATACTTTCTCTTTATTTACTATGGGTTGTTCGGTTGGTAACTTATAGTTTTTTGCTAACTTCTCCATCCAATTGTCTGTTTGTTTACTCATAACATTATTTTAAATTATTCATTTGTATTGCATGTAAGAATTCTTTCCTTACTAAATTATCTTTCTCTATAAATGCCCCACTAAATTTGTTGGTGGTCATTAAACTATCAGGATGTTGTACTCCCCTCATACCACAACAAAGGTGATGTCCACTAATTGATACTGCCACATCCTCACATTGCAATTTATCAGTTAGGAAATTATGTATCTGAGCCGTTAAGGATTCCTGCATTTGAGGTCTCCTACTAAACCATTCTACTATCCTATTCAACTTACTCAATCCAATCACATTATCTTTAGGTATGTAAGCCACAGCTGCATATCCATAGAAAGGTAAGTTATGATGGGCACACATTGAATTAACTTTGATACCCGTCTGAATAACCACACCATTGTAATGCTCCTCATTTGGGAACACAGTGATATCAGGTTCGCTTGTAATACTTCCTCTAATCAAATCATCCAACCAAGCCTTAGCTACTCTCTTAGGGGTATCTATTGTTTGTGGGTCAGCTTCATAATCAAATCCTAATGACTCTAAAAATAGGCCATAGTATTTAGCTGCCGAATCCAATCGTTTACTCTTTTCAAACTTATCTATTACTTCGTTTCCGTTTGCTTTACTTAACATCTTATTATAATTTCATAGGGTTAAAAAAATGGGAGGACCGAAGCCCTCCCATATGTTTGGAGGCTAACCCCTTAACACTACCAAACAATAGTTTCACTATCTTCTTCGGTTGGTTCGGTGAATAATTTCTCATCAGCCTTCTCGTCCTTCACATACTTCTGAACTAATTGCTTCACATAAGTTCTTTCACTATCTGCTCCACCATCGTTACTAAAGAATGGGAATATACCAATCTCAGCTGCTTCAAACAAATTGAATCCATCATACAACAACCCAGCTACCTCAACACTAGCACGAGTTGATACCATTGTACTCAACTTACCATCACCACCTTTACTTACCTCACGAGTGTGATGAGCGATTTCAGCTACTGCTTTCAAATCTTCCTCATTCACATTAGGGTACATATATTTCAATAATCCAAATTCTTGCTCATCATTCAACACATCCATTTCAATCGTTGTGAAACGGTCCATAATTGCTCTATCAATAACACGTGTTGAAGTATATTCACCCCCGATATTCGCGGTTGCTATAAAGGTCACGCCTTCAGCCACATTGATAATCGGAGAACCTTCAGCCTCATCCAATCTTAAGTACCTTTGGCCCTGGTCCAATACGGTCATTAAGATATTCCAAGCATCAGGGTGTGCTCTACTCAACTCATCCAATAAGATAACAGCGTTCTTAGTACTGATAGCCTTAACGAATGCTGATTCACTAAAGAATGTACCTTTCTTAGAATCGAAGTGAGTGTTACCAATTAAGGTTGCTCTAGCATCCTGCGTAGCACCTAAGTTAAAGTAATAATCAGGTCTATTCAAACCTTTAGTTAATGCTTTAGCTGCCATTGTTTTACCACAACCAGCAGGTCCAGTCATCATAATGTTCTTAGCTCTAACTGCTGAACGAATTAAGTATTTCCACTTAAGGTCAGTCATTACGATTGATTCAGGCTTTAATGATACTGAATCATTGTGGATGAAGTTTTTGATTTCTTCGTGTGTACCACTTACTTCGTTATTCACTTCGGCGTTACTCTTTAATGGAGCAACTAAATCCGAATACTCTTTCATATCAACTAAACGATATGAAATTTTTCCACCTTTACCTACTACCTCTCTAAGAGCTTTCTTAGTATCGTAAGCTTTCTTACGAGTACCTGTGTTTATACCATTCGTACCTACAATTGTACCGGCTGTATTTGCCAACTTAAAATGTGTACCAACTTTTACAACTTTGTAAACTTGGTTACTTACTTTGTCCTTTTTAGACTTTACCATAACGGGGTTATTTATTGTTTATATTTAATTTCTTTACTTCCTAAAGATACGAAGAATATTCGAATCTGCCAAATCTATTTTGATTATTTAAAAAGATTGTTTATTGAGAATCAATGAGTTACATAAGTGATTGATTTACAATCAGTTATAATCCATTGATTCTCAACAAGTTATGAATTACTCAATACCAGCGGGTTTATTCATAAACAATTTATTCATTGTACGAACTACTTCGTTTACATTGGTTACATTAATATAAGATGCCGCCTTACCATAACAATCTTTGAATACCTTACCACTACCAGAATGTTGGTCAACATCACCACTATATTCACTCACAAAGTAACTCATTACTTTGATACCCATAGCCTCAATCTTATCTACCATCTTTTTAGTATGCTTACTAGCGTAATACCCCTGATAGTTATAACCCTTACCGTGAAAGTAAGGTTCACCATCGGATATGTTTAAGAAGTAACTATCAACATCGGTAGTACTACCCACCATTTGTTTCATTACACCTTCAAATGCCAATCCTTCAGGTGTTGTACCGCCCGGTCTTAAGTATTGGAACAAAGTTTTCACTTTGATAAACTTATCAATTCTACTATCATACGCTACTACTATATAAGGTAACTCACCCGATGTAGTTCTGAATGATATCTGAATTTCTAAATTAGGAATCATACTAACTGCCTTAGCCAATGCTACAACGTTAGTCATAGTCTTTCTCCATTTAGTACCACTCATAGAACCAGAGGCATCTACTGAAATATGTAAGTTAGCTTTCTTATATGCATCAATCTCTTTTGTAAAGAACACATGCTCATTACCGAAACCTAAAGATGAAATCATTCTCTTATCCATTCTACCAACTAATTGGCGATTGAATATCGTTTCTCTACTCTCACTACGAACTTGCAACTTCTTACCCAATACCGTACCAATACGAATACCTTCCGCAACTTCACTAGCACATTGTACAGCGTTTTGATGCTCACCTTCTTTGGAATTATATCTCAAATCAGCCAATGGGAAATCTGAACTCTCTAATAAGGATTGATTCATCTTCTTAACTACGATACATTCAATACCTTTAGTTATCACCACACCATTTGCCAACTCCTGCCCCACTGTCTTTAATTCAGTACCTGATTGGTCGATGGTATCTAATGATTTGTTTTCACTACTACTTACACTACCTTTCTTAACCTCACCTCTTAAGAATTCTTTTTGCTTTTCAATTTTCTTCTTAAGTATTTCCATTTGTCTTTGTGATAACTTTCCAGCTGCTGGTTTACCATTACCTTTACCACCTAACATAACTTTAATCTTACCCACTACTCCCTTACCTTCTTCAGCTACTCCATTATCACCAGCCTCATCAAAATCTTCACCATCATCACCCATACCTTCACTACCACCATCACCCATCTCTACTTCAATATCATCTTCACCAGCTTCTTCCTCACCCTCACCTGCTTGCTGAGCTTGTCCGTTACCATTACCTTTTTGTTTCTTACCATTAGCTTTGTTTTCAGCTTTTTGTGCTTCGGCATCTATGTTGTTAAGAATAACCTCAAAGATATCACAAGCTACTACTAACGCATCATCGGTAGTTTTTAAACGATTGATATCCGATAACTTAGCTATCTTTGTAATCTCATTCAATCCCTTAAGTGCGTTTGCCTTACTGAATTTAGAATGTAAGTTAATCAAACGGAACATATAAGAATCCATTGTTTCGGTTTTGAATTCATCCGATTGCATTCCCTTATCAATAGCGGGGTCATTAAAGTACTTATCATACATTGAACGATAGTAATCTCTATAACCCGGTGCTCCATCAAATATGAATTGGTCAATACGTCTATCCTCTACCCAATTAAGAATATCCTTAATGGTATAGATAATATCATTAATGTTTTTCTTACTAGCGGTTTCCTGCCATTCTTTTAACTTAGCCGGTCCAACTACCTTTTGAATAGATTGGTACATATCGGCCAATAACTTAAAATTGGATAACTTAATGTGTGAACCTTCGTGCAATGCCAACCCTACTGCCGGGTCAAACTCATTTGGTTCTGCTACTTTGGATGAAATTACTACTGTAGTACCATCGGTGTATGAATTACCTTTGGTGTTAAATTTTACAGGTATGTTTTTACCTGTTACGATACTTACGAAGTTAGCGATTGCTCTACGATGAGCTGCCATCTTATACAAGTTCTTTGATTTGACTTGTGTAGTAGTGAACGAATTAGAATAACCACTGTCATCCCAATCACTCATCCACCAAGAGGAGCTACCATACTTACTATAACTTGTAGTTTTTGATTGTTTTGAATTACCTTTAGTTAGATAATCCTTTGTGCCTGTTTTGAAATCTGTGTACCAACTCATAATAAGGGGTTTTAATTTTGATTGAATATACTCAAATATACGAAGGTTTTTTGAGACTACCAAAACTATTTTCAACTATTTTTTAAGTAATTGAAAATCAATGAGTTATGTATTATGCATTTTTAATGTACCTAATCTACATCATTTTCATCCCATCCATCAAGAGGAAATGTAGATTGCATTTCTTCGTATAAAAAAGTAAGCTCTTTTCTTGCATCATCAACTCTACGAAAATCTTCAAATGCAATAGCATCATCCAATAATTCTAATATATCTTTGATTTTATTTTCTACATTCATAGTTATTATATTTTTATTAAATATAACATTGTTGAATTAAACGATAAAATCATCTTTTATGTCTCTTTTGAAATTGTAATTTGGGTCTGGAGTAAAATCTATCCAATCACTTTTAACTATGTATTCTACCGGATTTTCTATAAAATAATTATATAAATCATTTGGAGTACCTCTTGATACTCTTGTTATTGTCATATAGGTTGGAATATATCTAATATCAATTTTAATTTTACTAAAATGTACCGCCAAAAAATGCTCAGGTGGAAATGCATAATGCCCTGCTTTAAGATATTCCATCATCTGTAAAAATATAAACGAATAGTAATTCATTATCTTTGGTGGTCCATACGCAAAACAATCATTCAATCCATCGGAATTTTTAAACGATTGTACCATCATAGCTCCTATTGGTACATTCAACATATCATTTTTAGTAATATCTAAATTTGCATCAAATCTAGTATCAGTCCTAGCTCTTATCACCAAATCGTATTCTATACCCAATTGTTTAGATAACATATTACACTTCCAAACTTTGTAATACATTGCTAATTGACCAAAGGCCTTAGATGCTTGTTGTAAAAAATTGATTAGTGTTCTCGAAGGCTCTACATTTAACGATGCCAAATCCTGTGTAGTTTCTTTGAAAACTTTGTAATTTTCAATTTCATATTTCTTAGGAGTGTATATTGTTAAGAAATTATTTATAGTATCACCGAATTCTTCATTTTCAGTATCCCAAAATGAAGCATAAACATCCATATCATATTTTTTGATAAGGTCTGTCCAAAATTCCTTAGTTTCATTTAGGTCTCTCATATGACCTGAGAAACAAAGTGCTACTTTCATACTATGTATTTATCATCTTTTGCACAAGGTAGTTTTACCACCGTTGTAATTGTATCTTGCAATGCCTCAAAATCGGTTGCTTCACCCGGCTCAATAACTACTATCTCACCTTCATTATATTCCACACCATTCATAAGAACTTTACCTTTTGATATGACAGTTATTTCAGTTGCTATCTTATGGTAATGCTTTTCTTCCTTATCACCTGCTTTGTAATTCTTTACAGCTACTTCAACATCATCCGTTGTATAAAGCGATGGTTCAAAGTTTCCAACTATCCATCCTTTAAACATATCTTTAAGCTTATGTAATTTCATTATTTATAATATTGTATATTGTCTGAACAAATTCCTTTGCAAAGTAGTACATTATCATTTTCCAATTCAGGCATACAAGCTATACTTCCTTTAATTGGTTGTTTACCAGGATATGCCCAAACATAGTTTTTAGATGTCAATGTTACGGTATCGGTTTCATGCCAAAAATAATGAATTGCATATTTTTTCATTTCAAATAATGCATCTAAATTTTTAGCGTGACACCATAGTTTTTCATTCATCAAAAACTTATAATCAGTTTCGTATTGTGGTACATCGTGTCCTAACATAAACTTACCATCAACAAACCATACATCAACTTCTACATCATATCCTAAGCGTAACGCATCCTCAATGTATTCAGGCCTGTTTTCCCAATCTTCAAATCTGCCATTAATATTTCCTCTATGTGATATTAGTATCATTTTGTCCAACCAATTTTCTTACCAGCTTTCTTTCTACTTTCCCATTCTGCTTCTGAACCCGGATATCTCCAAGCCCATACTAACCAAAATAACATAAATCCACCAATACCAATGAGTGCGGTTGGTTTATGTAGGGTGAATAGTAAGATAGTATAGCTAACTGCCATAGTACCTAACATAATCCATTTAACTCTAGTAGGATAAATACTTTTTTCCTCCCAACGAATAAGATAGGGTGAGAATGTTGGATGCGTATGCAACCAATGATTCAATTGTGGCGAGCTCTTAGCGAATGCCCAAGCTGCCAATATAACAAATGTTGTCATAGGTACACCAGGAACAATAGCTCCTATGTAAGCGCAACCTACGAACAATAGTCCGAGTAATCTCCATAACCAAATTTTCATAACTTTTCTTTTTAATTACTTCCCCTGTCCTTTGTACCTTTTAGGTGCTTGGGATTTAGGGCCGTATGATTTTCTACCATTAATCTTTCCAGTCTTTCTTTTACCGAAAGATATTTTGTTAGCTGAACCTACTGACTTTGCCATTTGTTGTTACATTTTTTTGTAAAGTGTAACGTAACCTATTGACGTATATTTCTATACTATTTTGTTTTCTTAGCTGCTGGCTTCTTTGTAGCTTTCTTTTCAACTACAACAGTCTTTGCAACCTTAGTAACTTTCTCAGCAACTGCTTTTACTTTCTTAGCAACTTCTTTAACTTCCTCTACTTTTTCTTCGATAGCATCAGGAATGTTGTTGTTGTTTGCATCTTTAACCTTACCGGTTTTCATAGCGATAAACGTAGCGATACCTGCAACAGCCAATACCAATACTACAATAGCGAATGTACTCATAATTTTTGTTTTTTAAATTTTATATAAATATAGTGTTTTTTATTAAACGAATACTAATCCTCACCATATAGGGAGTATTTAGTGATTTGCTTCTCAACCTGAACCTCCTGTGTGTGGATAACCTCTACAGTCCCCCTTCTAGCAGAAAGGAAAAATTCGGTTTGTCCTGTGTTCTGGAAGTGGTATTCTAATGCATCAGTCAAACTATCTAAAGTTACCGATGGAGAACCAACAGGTGACCATCTGTCACCCGGTGGAACTCTTTTCATTATCACTTCTTTAACTTCTTCGATTTTTGTTTCGATTCCCATTATTTCTTTTTACTTTCAATTACTTGAATGATTTTACTCTCTCTAGCAGCAGATACTTCATATTCAACGGAAATACCCGCTGCTTCGAATTCACCTACTACTCTAGCTTCTGCTTCCGTAACGGTCATAGCATCTACTAAATAACTTTCTTTAACTTTCTTAATTTTTGTACCGCCCTTACCACCATCTACTTCGTGATGTACAGTGACAGTTACTTCAAAATACTTTGCCATAATTTATAATTTTAAATTGTTTACACAAATATACGATAATTTTTCCAAACTACCAAATTTTTAATACTCATATTCTTTTTTAGGACCTGTAAGATTACCATTTATTAGGAATGAACAGTTAAAACATAACATTCTAAGGTTGTCATAGGTAAAATTCTTACGATTACCATCCAAAAAGTCCAAAACCAATGGAACTCTATGGTCAGTAACCCTTCTTTCACAAAATCCACATCCATTGCATTTTTCCTCCATATACCCATTTAAAAGCAATCGCTTTTTTAATTTCCATATTGGATAATTTGGATACTTGCCATTCAATATTTCATCCAAAGAATGAAATCCACTTGTCATTTGGTTACCCTTACGAATACCAATACCATGTGGATTTTTTAAATCCTCAAATATTTTGTACTCCTTTGCGTATTTTTTATATGTGTTGTAAGATACCCCTAATAATCGGGCAGCTTCGGCTGCTGAACGAGCCTTTGTTTGTATTCCCTTTATCTCACTCTCAAGTAAAGGCCTTGCACCTAATCCTCTTTTAGTTCTTCTCTGAGGTGCTAATGATAAATCTTTTGTTGGGTCAAAATTGGGAAATTCCCTCACTTCTTTTTCTTCGTCCATAACTTATATTTTGATATACTAATCGTATTTCTTTATATAAGTATATCAATTTTATTTTTTCATAATTTATCAATATCCCTTAGATAATGTATCAATCGAGTGAATGACTGTGTTGGATTATCGGATGTTGTATCTAAATCAAAAAAGTTTTCAGTTGGTGACTCATATCCTGCTACCTTTGGTAAATCTTTAGTTTTTTTACGATTATTGTGAACATATATTTCAATAATATTACTATTGATAAGTGATTTGAATTCTTCTCTATGTTGTTTCGATGTGTCCGTCATAGCAACTACAACATCGCAATTATTTTCCAATAAAAAGCTTGAAATAATCTGAGCCTGTCCCAGTTGAGAATGATGTGGGAAATCAATAAAGAAAACATCCTTTCTCCAGTTTCTTTTTTCGGTTTGTAAGAAGTCTCTTAACTTAGTACCCAAAACCGTCTTACCTGCGCCCGTTTGTCCTGTAAACCAATATATCATAACTTAGTTTTTTATAAGTATCTTTTTTTTAATTATTTAAAAACGTAGTTACCTACGATTCTTTTTCAGATGGAACTCTATTAATAACATATATTGGAATTTCATGACTACCATATCCCGCATTAATTAAATAATGATAATCTTTTATATATTGATTATGACAGTGTGAATATACATTCTCAGGTATCTCGCACAAATCATCATAAAATTTTTTTAACAAATTATATGGTAAAAAATAAAAATTATCATCCCAATATTCCACATCATTTCCCATTTTTGATTTACAAATAAGATTTATCTTTGTATAATCGAATTCATAATCAAAAACACTTTTTTTATAAAATAAATCAAATCTTTGAATTATAACGTAATCATATTCAACGCCATCTTCTAAAATTAATTTAATTGTTTCTTTAAATCTTTTATTACGTTTTGTCCATCTAACACCCAAATCAGTTTCCGTTTCATTTACCATATGAGTGAGTTGTAATTTTTTAAACTTAAAATCATCAATAAGTTCTGGTAATTTTTCTGTAAAGTATGTTGATGAATAGAATGTTATATCATTCTCTCCGTAAAGATATTCTTTATTATTTTCTAATACATTTTTATAATTTACATCTAATCCCTCCCATCCCGGCATCCAGTGTTTTAAATTCTTTTGATAATGTATTCCAAATAAACCTATTGCGTATTTCATATTAGTTTTCAAATATAGCGGAAGCACATCCTCTACATATAGTATCGTATGATTCCTGTACTTTTTGTTGATGTAACGCAGTCCCCCAAAAATCTTTTAATTCCTGTGTTTTAAAATCCCCAAACTCAACTTCCATATCATAATCGTTGCAACATAAAAATGTCTTTCCGGCTGCATTTACATGGACCCATCCAACAGGTCTTCCACCTACTTCTCTACCATTACCACACCCAATTACTTTTTTAGTTTCATCACCTCTTTGTAAGTTTCGTTTTATTGCTTCTTTGTTGGTCATTATATGGTCTAACAGTCCAGCTCTATCAATTAAAGATGGTACATCAAATATTTGCAAACCAGGAAATAATTCTTTTGCCTTATTTGTTTGTGTTGCCAACTCACCCGTTATAGGGTCTAAATCCATATCAATAGGAAATTCAGGTCCTTTATCCAACCAACCACCCCTATCGCTAAATGAATTATTATTAGAACCATTGACTTGTATTGAAAACGATTTGTTTATAACCATATCAGGTAGTTTCTCCATTGCATAATTTATATTTGAAATTAACTTATCAAATTGCTTTATGTTTATACCACTTCGCAAACTCCAAACTTCAGGCTCAAATGCTGGGATATTCAAACATATACCATTTACTACACCTTTATATTTTATAAGTAAATCTACTCTTTCCGGTGTCAAAGGAACTCCATTTGATAATACCATAAAACACAATCTATACTTTTGGCATATTTGCAATAATTCCTCAAAGTGGGGATATAAAAGAATTTCGTTATAGTGTGCGGTATAAAATCCTCCAAAGTTTTTATGAACTAGTCCATCTGGCTTTTCTCTTTCATCTATTAAGTTTTTAATTATCTTTTCTAATAATTCAGGACTCATTACCTCTTTACCACTTGCTGGATTGCCTTTATATTTTACTGGGCAAAACCAACATCTTGCATTACATACCCCATATGGGTCTAATTGCATTTGGTGGATTTTATAAGTTTCGAATTGTTCTTTTACTGTCATATCAATACTGATTTTTTTGCTGTATTTTGTATTAGTTTCCAATATTCATAAGAAGTAGTTCCTTCTCTAATATCTAATACTTCGTTATATGGTAATTTGTTCATATACTCTGCTTTATAAAATAACCCACTTGTTGAATTTACAACTCCTGCATTATGAAATATATTGCAAGTTTCCCACAAATTTTCAGGAGATGTAGCCCAACTAAATTCCATATTAGGATGGCACTCTGTTTTATACCCCTTTTTCCACGCGTTCCATAATACCGCCCACATATCAGCACACCATATTTGTAGTGTGTGGTATTTTGGGTTTTCCATTAGTTTAATTCTATTTAACTCAGTAATATTAACGAATAGTTTTTCACATTCAATTTCTACATTATTCCAAAATTCATAGTCAATTCCTTTCATTATGTATTGTGCACCAATTCCATTCAATTCATTTTCTTCAACAACCTTTTCGTCAATTCCCATAATAGAACACATTGCTTGTAGGATATCATCTCCTTTTGATTTTATATAAGAGTGAGATATATACCATCTACAATCCGAACCATACCAGTTTTCATCATTTACCATTTCTTTACTTATCCATTGGCCAATCGGCTTTGTGAACGCAATATCGCAATCATGATAAAAAATTACATCATTATGAATTTCCGGTCTTGCAGCCCAATGTTGTTTTAATATATTTGGACGAATTGAAGACGTGTATCCTTTGTTTCTTCTCGTATCATTGTAAAAGAAAAACCTAACATAATTGTATTTTTCCGCTAATTTGGTCCATTGTTCTGGAATTACTCCATTTTCCGCATAACAAACTACATCCATGTTATTTGGATTAACTCCCATTTCAATAAAATTGTGTATCATTACTTCAACCTGCCATGTATAATATGGAATTGCGGGTTGGGCACATACGAAACGTAAATTCTTCATAACCTTTATTTGTATATATAATTATTACATTTTTATATTTTCTACGAACAAACTCCAGATACATATTCAATTAATACAGTATCACTTGATGTGAATGTTTTATTTGTAAATGTATGTTGGCCAGTTGCATCAACTTGCACTTGTCCACTTAATCCACCATTGATATATAAAGATAAACATGATGTTGAAACGAAGCTTGATATTTCTACAATTATATCCGAACCAGTTCTACTAGCTCCCTCTGCATCTACTTGTTGACCCGTTGATATTGGGAAAGTTCCTGTGGTAGTTACATAAAAATATACACCGCCAGGACCATAAACATCGCTAATCAATCCACTACCAGATGTATTTTTTATTGTAAATGTTCCTGCAGGAGCGGTTGTTGTAGTTGTAGTTGTTGTAGTTGTTGTTGTACTCGTTGTACCCGTAATACAACTTATCACAACCGCTTCATTAGTTACGTTTGATGTATTATTTTTATCTCTAACCGCAACATAATAAGTTCCGTTTGTTGTAATTACTGGGTATATTGTATCCAATCCATTTCCAATATCATCAAATCCTCCAGCCAATGCGTTTACAGCCGATGTATGTACAACTGATGATGCTTGATACACACCACTACCACCACTTATACTACTCCAAAGTATTGTAGGATTGGCTTGGTTGCTTACACAAGGTGCGGTGAATCCAAATTCAACAGGTACCGCGGAAATCGTTGTTGTAGTTGTAGTCGATGTAGATGTAGTTGTGGTTGTTGGTGCCGCAGTTGTTGTTGTAGTTGTCGTTGTTGTAGAAGTTGTAGTTGTAGAAGTTGTAGTTGTAGTAGTTGATGTTGTTGATGTAGTTGTTGTAGATGGTGGTAACGTTGTAGTTGCCGAAATACAACTTGCCTTATCAGTCAAAACCCCTCTATATGAAACGATTGCATAATTAGTTCCATCCGAATAATATCCATTTGGTGCAACCGTTGTCAATCCACTATTTGTAAATAATTGAGTACTATTAACGAATTGGTTATTATTTTTTACATAAAAAGTTCCAGTAGTTCCAGCACATGCCGATGATACTGCTATTGCATCGTATCGTAAAATTAATGTGGTTGATGGTGCTAATGTTGTAGTTGTTGTTGATGTTGTTATTATCGGTGCCGATGTTGTTGTGGTTGTAAGATTTTCAGAATTACCCGTACCAGAACAATCAGAAGCTCCATCACCAATTATTTCAATAGTTGCTGCTGAAGATTTTGATATTGAACAATCTACTCCAGGAGTTATCCCAGTACCCTGTGCCTCAAACCCAATTGATTTTAAGCGTGAATTTATTAGTTGTGCTGGTGGGGTATAACCACTACAATCTACCCATTGAACGTATGAACTATTATTACCGGTAACAGATACTCTATAAATTTTAACAGCTGGCATTACTTATTCTTATGTTTATCAATTACTAATAAGTATATATTGTTTGATTATTGTGATATATAAACAATAGTATCTGTACTTGATAATTCAGTAATTCGGATACCTGCTCCCCTTTCTTGCGTTGGGTATGTTAATGATGTTATTGTTTTTGTTTTTCCAGAATTAATCATAGCTCCCATCGATTTGGTTAAAATACAATCAGTCCAATATATATAACCCCCTCTATTAGCTCTACATATATATTCAGTGCAAGTTGTTACTATTGGTATCGGTGCTAGAGTGGTTGTGGTTGTGGTTGTTGGAGCTGTAGTTGTTGTTGTACTTGTTGTAGTTGCTGCCGAAGTTGTTGTAGTTGTTGTAGTTGGAGCTGCAGTTGTAGTTGTACTAGTTGTAGTTGTACTAGTTGTTGTTGTACTAGTTGTTGTAGTTGTTGCGGCAGATTGGTAATTTGCGTATAGAAAATATTGAGATGAACCTAATAAACTTCTAGTACTACTCCAATCATTACTTAATCCGGTTGTATATATCGTTGCTGTTGCCTGTGCCAATAAAGCCGATTTAACTTGTGCCGGTGTATATGATGGATTTAATTGTAATACCAATGCGGAGACCCCAGCTAATTGAGGGGATGCCATTGATGTACCACTAATGTTACATTGCTTATATGATGCGTTTAAATAATATGATTGTCCACTCTTTGTATTTGTATTAGATGTTGAACTCATTATATCAGTACCAGGTGCATATATAGTAACACCCGGTCCAGCTTCACTATAAGTTGCCTTTTGGTCTAAAGTTGAACTATATGCAGTACTATCAGAAGAACCAACTATTATTGCATTTGGACTCATAGGGGATGAACCTCTATGATAATATTTTGTACCTTGGTCAGTAACTACATAGTTGTTATAATCAGTTCCACCAGATACATCTATTTTATGAGAACGATTACCGGCTGCTATACAAACTACAACACCTGCTGTAATCAATTCCTCAATATCCACATCAACCGAACCTACTCTAACATTAGTAGCGTATGTAAAACCAATATTTGCACCAGAAGATGGATACAGTCCATAGTTAGATAAACGATAACTTGAGTTTCCAGTTGTTGATGCATCAGTATATGATGTACCTCTATAATTTAATGAAGTTACTGAATTATAACCAGTCAAATATCCCCAACTCATATTAACTACCGTTGGTCTACTTCCTGCTTTTGCAGTATGCCAAATTTTTATACAATCAAATGCGTATGTAGTTGATATACCAGTACTACCATCACCACTTCCTTCCAATCCATTTAACTTAACAGAATATATTCTTGCTTCTTTGGCCCAACCATATGTTTTACCGGCAGCAATACCTGCTACGTGAGTACCATGTCCATCGTAATCTCTATAATGATTTGCGTTTTGTGTAAATAATCCACTTGTAGTTCCCCAATCTATTTGATAAACTCTACTATTTCCTAATGAGTCTTGAAATTCCGGATGGTCTACTTGCAATCCACTATCTTGAATTACAACATCTACTCCCGTACCATCTAATGTATATTGATAACTACTTGTTGTTGTAGTACCAGTACCATAAACATTTGTTGCATTTGATGAACGAATCAATCCCCAGTTAAGATACGCCCCACTATCCGATGTTGTTTTTGTAAAATCCCCAGTTTGAGTAACTCTGGGTGCCATAATGATATCCGTTCTGAATTCCGGTGGTATCTCTACACAATAAACTCTGTCATCTCCTCTTAATAATTCTGCTTCTTCATCTGTCAGCAAATACCAACATTGACGTAATGATGCCGGTCTTTCATTTGTAAATTCTATTCTACGATTTGGAATATAAAGTAATCCATCGGTTTCGGATTCCATGTCATCCCAAAACCCATCGTAATCTATATCGGCCTTTAACGCGACATTGTATTGTTTCATTGATTACTATTTAACGTATCTAACTATTATTTTTATATACTAAGGACAAGCACCGTCATTCGCGTAAACACTAATTGTTGTTCCTAAAGTTATAGTTGCTCCAGTTATTGTGAATGTACCTCCGGATGGACTTGCTGAATGGCAGGTATCAACACTATTACTATCGGTAAATATTATGTGTCCCCCAACTGTATTACTACCATAAGAAATAACTACATCCTGTGTTCCTGTTTCTGTACTTGTAAAGCTTCCATTATCTCCACCTGTAAGAGTGAAATCAGGACCCGCACCACTCCAAGTTACGGCCACCCCATTAATAGTCATACCTGTAATTGGTATATCAAATGAACTTACGGTATTAATATAGATATCAACGTTTGGCGATAGTGTGGTTGTGGTTGTTGTAGTTGTAGTTGTTGTCGATGTTGTAGTACTTGTTGTCAAACCTGCACAAGCGGTGTAATCCGTAATTTCTCCGTCAGTTGTTACTACTGCTGCGTATTCAGTTGCCCCCTGTGTCAATTTTCTCCATCCAGTACCGCCTATATACGGAGTTGATAAACCGGTATTAGTATATAAAATCATAGTAACATACGGTACAGTGTTTCCAGGAGCTGCGTAAAGAGGAATCGTTGGATTACCGGTAGTACATGCATCGTAAGCAGTACCAGTAGATGTACTATCAATTGTATATGCCACAGGCGCAGCGGTAGTTGTAGTTGTAGTTGTAGTTGTAGTAGTTGTCGATGTTGTTGGTGGTTCAGTTGTTGGCGGTGGTTCAGTCGTTGTAGTTGTAGTTGTAGTTGACGTGGTTGTGGTTGTGGTTGATGTTGTAGTACTTGTTGTTGAAGTTGTTCCAGGACAATTACCACCCGCAGTTATTACCGCACCATTTGTTCCTATTTGAAATGCGAGTTTAGGGTCAGTTCCACCAGAAGTTAATGCCACCCATAAGCTTCCACCATTCGTTGGAGTTCCTGGATATACATCATATATAATATCAGTTGGTCCAATTAAATTAAGATTAGACTTAGTTGAATAATAAGGTCTAACAGTAGCATAGTTTGTACACGCATCCGATAGTGTTGAATAAGTAGGTGAACCATTACCTAAATATTCGTAAACTGGAGGAGCGGTCGTTGTAGTTGTGGTTGATGTTGTTGTAGTAGTTGTGGTTGATGTTGTTGTAGTATTTTGTAAATCCTGATAACGAGGGCATCTTAGTGATGTATATCCCGCATATGCAACTACCGTTGTATCTACAAACCAATAAGTATCTATTTCACCCTTGGTCATTATTTTATTTGCATTATATCCACCAGGATAAGATGCCTTTGATGTAAACCCCATAGTTGCCACATCACCAAATGTTATAAGATAATTATTAGCTTTACTCATTATTTACCTTCCAAAATATTTATTCTATTTTCCAATTCAGCTATACGCTTTTCTAAATCAGCTATCTTCAAAGTATGTACATCCGAATAGTTTACACTATATTTCTCATTATCATAATTAACTACATCTGGAAATAGCTCTAACAATTGTTGTGCCGAATAACCATATCTTATTTTGTCTTTATTACTATCTGTACGAGTAAATTTAATTACGTCAACTCCTCTAAGATTTACTATTGGATTTAATTGAATTATATTTTTAAATCTAATATCCGAACTTTCATTGAATGCACCTGCTGTGATAGTAGTTCCACTAATAGAAACGCCGGTCTTTGCGGTTGCAGTATTAGCTGTACCATTAGCTGTTAATATAAGGTCTGCTGTTGTTGGTGAGATTGAAGTAAATCCGGCTCCACTTGTTCCAGATGAACCACTTCCACCCGGTGCTCCATTAACTCCACTTGTTCCAGAAGTTCCCGAAGAACCACCACCACCACTTATACCTGACGTTCCAGATGAACCATTTCCTCCAGGTGCTCCACTAACTCCACTTGTCCCTGATGAACCAGATGTACCAGATGTTCCGCTACTTCCAGATGTTCCAGAAGAACCAGATGTTCCTGATGAACCACCGCTTCCTGCAGTTCCCATTGTTCCAGAAGTTCCGGATGTACCACTACTTCCTGAAGTTCCCGATGAACCAGATGTACCTGATGTTCCACTACTACCAGAAGTTCCTGATGTACCAGATGTTCCGGATGTTCCACTACTTCCGCTCGTTCCTGATGTACCAGATGTTCCGCTACTTCCTGAAGTGCCACTTGTACCCGATGTTCCTGAAGTGCCACTTGTACCCGATGTTCCTGAAGTGCCACTTGTACCCGATGTTCCTGAAGTGCCACTTGTACCCGATGTTCCACCAGTACCATGTGTACCAGCTGCATCTATCCATATACTACCATTGTATCTATAAATGTTAGTATCTGATGTATTATAATAAATTTGTCCTGCAGAAGTACCAGACGGTGATGAACTATATGCTGGTATTTTAATTCCAGTTGTTATATCAACAGATCCTGTAAATTCATGCTTATCATCGGTAGTGTTACCAAATTTAGATGAACCACTTTGAAATAACACAGATGATGTTGTATAAGTTGTATGAATTTCTTGTGCAGTTATTTTTCCAATGATTTCAATATCAGCTCCATTTACAATAATTGCTCCTTTTAACGATGCGGTATATGCTTCGATGCCACCTATCTCAGCTCTAAATGATGATGTTACAATTGATAACGTACCATCCTTTCCAATTTGAGATGCTGTGAATGAATTTAATGCACCAGTTATATACAACATCCTAGTATCATTTGCCAATTGTGAACTGGTAAATGCGTTTATTGATGAAGTTACAACTGAAAGTGTAAAATCTTTATTTATTTGAGAACCGGTAAATGCGTTAATTGATGCTGTAAATGTCGATACGGTATTCGCTTGTCCAATTGTAGAACCAGTGAATGCATTTAATGAAGCAGTTACTATCGAAAGTATAAAATCTTTACCAATTTGAGATTGTGTAAAAGCATTCAACGAAGATGTTACTACCGCCAATGTACCATCTTTACCTATCTGCGATGCAGTAAATGCATGTAATGATGAGGTTGTTTGGTAGAAGTATCTTAATGAAGATGTCACTTCTGCTAATGTACCATCTTTACCTATCTGCGATGCAGTAAATGCGTGTATTGAAGAAGTTGTTTGGTAGAAGTATCTTAATGAAGATGTCACTTCAGCCAAAGTTCCATCTTTGCCTATCTGCGAACCAGTAAATGCGTTAATAGATGCTGTAAATATTGATAACGTATTCGTCTGTCCTATTTGAGATGCGGTAAAAGCATGTAGAGATGAGGTTGTTTGGTAGAAGTATCTTAATGAAGATGTCACTTCTGCTAATGTACCATCTTTTCCAATTTGAGATGCGGTGAAATCATGTATGGATGAGGTTGTTTGATAAAAATACCTTAACGAAGATGTTACTTCTGCCAATGTACCATCCTTACCTATTTGAGATGCGGTGAATGCATGTATTGAAGAAGTTGTTTGGTAGAAGTATCTTAATGAAGATGTCACTTCCGCCAATGTACCATCTTTTCCAATTTGAGATGATGTAAAGAAATTTAATGATGCAGTTGTTTGTTGTAATCTTTCTATTGTATTTGAATCGATGTTTGTTACAAGTACTCCATTATAATTTAAAGAACCAGTTATATTAACTGAACCCGTAAATAGTTGTGTATCGGTAAGTTCGTTACCAAAAATATTACCCCCTTCGGAATATATTATACTTGCAGTTTCATATACAGCAACTATCTCGTTCACCGTTAATTTTCCGGTAATAATAACATTATTGTTAATAGTTTGAGGTCCGGTGAATGTATTACCCGCAGAACCCGTATGTGCGGAGTATTGACTGGTGTATTTACTAAAATCCTGTATTGTTATCTTTTCGGTAATACCATCGTGTACAATCGGTACATATACAATAGAACCTGATACCGTACTTATTAACGGTAATTCGGATATCTTCTTATCTGCCATTTTTCTATATTATTTTATAAAGTTGGTCTTCAACTCCTATAAATATTGAAAAAATGAAATAAACCAATACTACACATTAGAAGTGTTTGACTTGTTGGATTTTTTGCTTTATATCGTAGTTCTTAAGCCTTTTGCGGACCGCATCTATATTTTTAGGAGAATCATCCACAAAGAACACATCATCAAATCCTGCTTTTACTTTGTCCTCAATCCAGTCAGCTTTCTTTTCAGGGTTATTATCACCCAATGCTACTACTGTTACACCCCTTATACCTAAATCTTTTATGAATTGTGAAACTGGTCTTTCAGCGGAACGAGCAGTTAGGATAAATACCTCCCTACTACCACCACTATTAACCATTCTTCTCAATAACTCCACATATCCTTTGATAAGTTGTGGGTTTGTTACTTGCTGAAAATCTTTGTAATCAAATTTGTCACCTGGTTGTTCTTTGTAAACTGCATATTGACCGGGACTTAATTTAGATGTTTTACCATCCTTATGCGTTACATATATAAATGAGTTGGTTTTGACAAGTGTATCATCAAAATCAAAAATTCTTAATTTCTTATCTTCCGTAAACAGTGTTCGTGCTAATGGCATCCTATCCGTTTATTTGTCTCTTAGTCTTTGGGAGTGCTTTCTCTAACTTATCGTTCTCTTTGGTAAGGTATTCAACTTTAACACCCAATGCTGCCACTTCTTTTGTAAGTTCTAACACCATCATACGAAGTTCATCCTTTTCTCTACCAGCTGCTTCTAGCAATCCTTCTAATTTAGAGATACGGTCTTTACAATCATGTCTGATAAATTCATCATCTCTTTCTTTACTTAGTGCTCTCTTTTCATAATATCTCCAAGCACCCGTTCCACCTAATACGGTGATAGCTGTGATTATTACTGAATACATATTTTCCATACTTAACAAGTTTTACATTCGTTTACCGATTCTTTTATACCATTTTTAAAATTCCATCTAGCTCCTCTATGTGTAGTTGCCCTCAATGTATTTCCTTGCTTATCAGTTAATGGTTTTCTTGTTTTGGAATCATATACCCAACCATCAGTATTAGATGATGTATAACCATTATATCCGTTCATAACAAAAGCATTTCCAGTATATGGCTTTTTGTTTAAATAAATTGTATTTGGTAATTTCAAATCATGGAATCTATCTACAATATCAATTACTTTTGCTTCGTTTACAGGTTCTTCTTCCGTTTGAGGTAACGCTGCAGCTACATGCTCTACACCTTTCTTGTCAACGTATTCTATTTTTAATTTAAAATGCTTCATTATATCCTGTATATCATTATAATTCATTTCCATCAATTCATCAACAATATCATTTCTACGTGCATTTGGTTTACGAAATAGGAATAAAGATATTGCTTTCTTAGCATTTGATGTTCCCTTATCGTAGAATTTCATTATTGCTTTGAAATTTACATCGTTTTGTGACATCTCATCTATGAATTGTTCTCTAATTACTGAACGAATTATCTCTTTTAATTGGGTTTCCATTATATTTCTTTACTTAATAGATATAAATATAAACATTTATGAATTAGAATGATTTTTTATTAGTTTTCTAGCAAAATTGATAACTTCCTGTTGTCCCAAATTATTTGCGTTTGTCCAAAACTCTACCTTTCTATCAATCGGTTTGATTTTTCCATCAAATGATGGTTTTCTATTAATATAATCTTCGGTGATATAAATACCATCCATATATACTTGTTGTATATCATGCCCCATCTTTATTGCAACTTCGGCTGCTGACATTGCGTATGTGTCTTCCGGACCATATCCTCTAAACGATTCCGGTATTCCAACAAATTCCCAAAATGATTTGGAGTATAAAGTATGCATACCACATCCAAATTTAATGACGGGTGTTCTTTTTACATTAATTTCTTTTATAGTCTGCACCGTTGTGTTTTCTATGGCTTCTCTTTCGGTTGAATATCCAATGTGTTTATCCATATAATCCGAATGACATATTACATCCCAACTCTCATCCCAAAACTTTGCCAATGATGGTGATATAATATACATACCATCCATTTGATATGATACATCCAATTGATATCGTAACATATGTTCATGGAATAAAATATCGGTATCACAGAATATGAACTGGTCATAATCCAATTTAATAGCTTCTCTTTTTTGTTGAGTAGTTCCCCAACAGGATGTGTCTAATATAATTTCATTTACGTTTTTAATTCCATTGAATAGAATAGCAAATCTATTTACAAAATGACCGTTTTTTAGTTCACTATTTTCCCAATCGGTTAATTCCGGATTTAGGTTTAGAGTTACCTTTAACGTCACATCATCTCTTTCATCTAAATAAAGAAATGCTTTTCTAAATAATTGCACTTGTCTTTCAAACATTTCAAGTTCCGATGGCATTACATGAATGCAAATTAGTGTTCTTTTTTTCATTAAAATATATTTTTAAATAATGGTAATGTCATATCCTTTGTTCTTAAATTAAATACATGCAGTTGGAATATATCCCATTCAAAACTTCCAACCGAATCCGTTTGCTGAATAATGAATGGTATGTTCTTTATAAATTGTGTAAAGTTTTCATTTGTTAATTTAGAACCATCAAACATTATATGTACATCACCTTGCATCTCATCGCCAATTTGATGTATCTTATCGGATAAATCAAACATTGTTTCCGTTTGTTCTTTGGTTACATAACTTTGATATTCACAATCAACATACAATCTGTCACACCAAGGTTCTAACGCTTGCAATAAGTGTGGTTGACAATTATGTACCACTAATGTTGTATCGTATCTATTAGGTACAATCGGCATCATTAACTCATCATGCAAAACATCAGTATGCCATTTTCTCCACCACTCTTTAAATTTGTTTTGTCTTAATTCTAGATACTCTTTTGAGTCTTTAGGTTTAAACCAAATAGTTCCATCCGGTAATGGTATCTCCTTTTCAATCTCAATACCATCTTTGAATCTACTACCTCTACAAGTCATATGATATACAAACGCGTCTCTACTCTGAATTAATTTATATTGCTGTAAATGGAATCTATTGAATATGTCCGAATCTTCCAACTCCATAGGTGCGAATAATTTATCATGCCCACCTATTTGTGCAAAATCTTCTTTATATAACATCCAAGGTGCAAAGATACCATTAGTAGTTTTACCCTCCATTGCATATTCGGTTTCATATACAAATTTTTGGAAAGCCGAATTATCAAATGTTTCAGGCTCCATACCAAAATCCTTAACATACTTTTCAGGACCGGGGGGATGTAGTGGTGGTTCAATACGAGTAGCACTTACAACTGATAATGGTGTTAAGTTCTTTAACATATTACCCACATAGTTTGGTGTAACAATCATATCCGAATGTAAGATAGTAACAACAGGTGTTTCTGCTAAACTAATACCAATATCATATAATACAGTATGCCCAATTCTATCAGGACCTTCGTTTCTATATGTTTTGATATATGGTTTATTAAGTGATTCAATCCACTCCCATGTCCCATCGTTTGAAGCATCGTCTAATATCACTATTCGATGGTAATCGTTATAATTATCTTCTATACTATGAACCGCTTGCTTTAAATATTTTAAATTATTTCGACAAGGTATAATAAATGTAATTGGTTGATATTCTGTCATATTATGTAAATCTTAATAGTTTATAGTTTAATATAAATGTTTCTAAATTAATATTTGATTGATATAAATAATGTCTAAGCATTTCTTCCATACCAATCAACTCACCGTATAACTCATTCGCACCGGGTATTCTTTCAAATGGTAAATTTATTCTATATGGTAACTCAAAATATAAATTCATAACATTCTTATATCCATATAAAATTTGGTCATTACAAAGTATTCTAGAATCATAATAGGAAGGTGTTATACCATGCCCCGCTTCAATTGGAGTTAATATTGTATTTTCTCTTGGATTTAAATCAAATGTAGAAAACGCCAAATCGTTTCGTAATTTTACAATAACATCGTCATCAGAAAAAGTGTGTTTAAAATGATTATAACATTCATATAAAGAACTCCATTGTGATATGTAATTTTCTTTATGTGGATGATTTGAGTTATTTAACATTGTATCGGTTAATATCTTTGTTTGAATAAACTCACTATCAATTCCCCAACCCCATTCATGAGTAGACCCAATATATATTTTAGCATTATGATGTTCTGCAAACTTTTTTACATTTTGCCAAGTTTCATAAGTACCTCTCTGCTGCCCTGCTAATATAACCCGTACCATTTATTTTATATTTTTTAAATTGTTTCTAATTGATATACACCACCTTCTCCAGTTGGTCTAGTAACTCCATTGTGATTTTTATTATATAATATATTATCAATTCCTTTTATCGTTATGCCATTTTCATGTAACCATATTGTCAAATTACTCTCGTTTGAACCAATCGAATACGATACTTCATTTAACCCATGTCTTTCTTTATTATAATATTTTGTTGGGAATTTTGATATCACATCCATAACTCTGGCATCGCCGATATAAAATTGGTCATTTGCAGTAGATTTATTAGGTAGTCCCGCCGTCACTCTATGCATTGAAGTATATAATGTATTTGGTTGTAACGTTGAAAAAAAGTATTCAGATAATTCACCGGATTGAAAATCCAAATCACATCTACTTTTTATATACCAATCATAATCTTCTTCAATGCTATTTATTACATTTTTCAAATTCCAAAATTGCCAAAATCCAGATTGTCCTGGATCATTATTTCTATATTTGAACCAATTAGTATCTTTTAATGAAACGGTTGGTGTTGAAAATATTTTCTTTAGTGGCCACCTACTCTGTATCCAATCATATTTATAATGTTCAAAACAAGATACATAGGTATCATAGTTACCAACAATTTTTAAATGATTATCAATTATAGTTTGGTTGCCCCTATATGGACCAGCTAAAAGTATTGCTATTTTCATAAATTATTTTATACAATTGAAATAAATCCAATTTGGATGAATATCACCAGGTCCAACTGGACCAATTATGAATTGGAAGTTAGTAAATCCAATTTCAATTAAATCCTTTTCTAATTGCTCAGTAGATTCTATACAAACATCACAGGTTCTATTAGTACCTTGGGCATTGTAATAGTTTTCATAATAACCAACCGTTGCGGGTGATGGAGAACCAAACCCCATTTGAGCCGTAAAAACTCCTCCATTTTTTAAAATACGATATATGTCTTTCATAATTGAATATCTTATATCATACACACATATATGTTGAAGTGCAATTGTGCTCATTACAAAATCATATGTATTTGATTCTATGCAATCAACTCCCACTCCATTTGAAACATATAAATTACATCCGATTCCATTTGAAGATATATATTCTTTAGCATTTTGTATATTAACTGGACTTATATCAACACCATCCAATCTTTTAAATCGGTTTGAATATTTTACTATATTTCTACCAGGACCACATGCGAAATCTAAACCTATTTTTTCATTCTGAGAATCTATTGGGGTAAATAAATTTTCATAATCTTTCCACTCATTGTGTAAATCAAAACTACCAACCACGGGGTCTCTATTTTCTTGAGACCAACCAGATGCCAAAGAGTTATATTGATTTAACTGCATTTGAGTGTATTTGTTTGTACTATCTATCATTTTATTTTTTATTTTCTAAGTAATATTTTAAATCTTCCGGTGTTCCCAATCCCCACATTTTATCAATGTTAAATGTTTTGAATTTTTTACCATCTGCTATTCCTTCATTGTAAACAGGACATACATAGAATTCATTATTAACTCTCATATTTTTTTCAATCATTTGTTCTGCATACTTTACATAATCAGAACCTTTGGCCCAATAGTAAACACCAACAGTTGCGATATCTGAAATTGGATTCTTCTCTTGTACTTCAGTTACATATCCATATTCATCCACTTTAGCGAATGACCATTTAGGATGTGTTGAATGGAATGATAAAATACCTCCATCAACTTTTTGCTCAATCATCTTATACATAAACTCATTTGAATCCCACTCTAAGAATTGGTCAGAGTTTGCCATAAGCAATGGAGCATCTGAATCAATAAATTCTTTTGCTAATAGAGTAGTACAAGCCGCTCCCTCAGTCAACCCATCAACTTCCACAATCTTACAATTAGGAGTGATTAAATTTAATAGAGTATCTAAGTTGTACTGCTCTCTATGTGATTTCTGAACTACATAAATAAATGTGGCATCTATGTTTAGGTTATCCACTACAACCTGAATCATTGGTTTACCTTCTACTTCAATGAGTGGTTTTGGAAATGTATAACCTGCTTGTGCAAATCTACTACCAGCTCCAGCCATTGGGATAAGAACATTCATCTTACCACCTTGCCATTTTGGAATACTCATACCTTTATTTTCGTTTAATTTGTTTTCTATTTTTTCCAACGTTAAATCATGCGGATTATCCACTCTTAATACATTTGCTCTACTTCTACTTGCCGCTAATAACCCATGTGGCGAATCTTCCACAATTAGAGTTTCTTCCGGCAAACATCCCATCATACTCATTGTCTTCCAATACATCTCAGGATGTGGTTTAGAGTTCTTTACGTCCTCATTAGAGATGATTAAGTCCATATACTCAATTATACCTATTTTTGCTAACATAACCAACACAGACCTTCTAATTGAATTTGATGCACATGCCAATTTATAACCTTTGTTACGAAGTTCTTTGAATACTTCTATCAATCTAATATCAGGTTGTAATTGAGATATTGCTTCAATTGTTAGGTGTTGCTTTCTATACCAAATATCATCATAAAAATCCGTATGCAATCCTTTGTTCTTTGTAAGCAATTCTAACTTTTGCGTTGTCTTTAATCCATCGTATATCGACAGATGTTCAGCTTCAGTAATTACATACGAATTACCAGTTATAATTTCTATTTCTCTTAAAGATTGGTTTAGAGTATCGTAGTGGATTTGCTTAGCCTCTACCAATACACCATCCAAATCAAAAACTATTAATTTTGTCATATTATTCCTCTTTCAAATGGGTTTATATTATATTCTTCAAACATCGGATTTAATTCATTTGCATACTCCATCATATTCCATTTACCTTTAGTAATTGCTGATGACATGAATGGAAAAACAAAAGAGTCATAATGATACATTCCTCTCTTTGGCTCACCTCCTAATTTTACCATATAATCCAACGCATCTAAAGTTATACATCCTTCAAGTTGCCATATATTTTGGTTAGGATAATCAGTAACTATTTTTTGTAGAGTTTCTTTTCTAAATATAGTAGGTTGAATTGAAAATCTTGCTAATCCATTTTGAATCAATGTTTCATCGTATTCATATGTTACACCACCATCACCGGCATATATTAATTTAACGGTATTTACTTTTTTATCATTTACATATGATGCATATTTTTCAATCAAATCAAATTTTGGAAAATCTATTAAAAGCATATCTTCATGTAAGAATAATAATAAGTCATCTTCTATTTTTGATAAAATTTCAACCCATCTCTCTGTATAATTATTCGTATCATTGTAAATGATTTGAATGTAATCATTTGGTATAGACTCATTAGGTGCATCCAAACACACATATACTTTATAATCTTTTATATATTTTTTCAATTGGCCAAAACATATTGGCCATACATCTTTTACATCCGTATGAGTGTATATAACTAAGCTTGGTTTCATATTATTATAACGTTTTTATTTATTTTTTTAAGTTGTTTTTCAATTTCAGATTTATAAACACTCATATGACTTATCATTACAACGGGTTCATCAATGTTAGCTATTATATCCGGTGATTGTACAACGATATCATATCCATATAAAAATTTATTTTGTTTATCAATACTATTGTCTAAAAAATTTACAACATCGTTAGTATTAATGCCCATAGAAAGTATCGATTGTGTCGATATATGACACCCAAATATAAATTTATTTTTACTGGTATTTTCGTTGAACATCTGAACTATACTTTTTGAATTATTATAACTTTTAAAAAGTTTATCGGAAACATCATTCGATGAAAATTTATACTCTATACTATTAAATTCAATTTCATCCGATACTTTGGTACATTTAAAAAATATAGAGTGTGTTTTATAATCAACAACACTATCTATGTTAAATCCAAATAAATTTAGTAAATTTATTAAGTCATATTTTTTATAAAAAAACGTATGTTCAAAATGTAATACATTTCCAGGTAAAAATCCATTATCAAGTATATATTCCAAATTAGGTACGGAAAAATACATAGTACCACCTTCATTTAAACATTCATTCATTTTTGTTAATCCCTCTATTGGGTTAAATAGATGTTCAAAGAAATGACTATGTATTATTGCATCATATTTTTCACTATCAAATGATGCATCAAACCATTTTTTTATAAATTTCACTTTTGGCAATTGTATATTATCATTGGGATTATATTCAACAATATCCCATCTATTAGAATATTCACTTATATGCTTTGCTATTTTACAAGATGGGTCAGCCAATTCTAATACTGTTTTATTCAAAATACCATCTTTTATAAATTCGGAGAATTCCAAATAATGTAAATTCCACAATTCACCAACGGTTTCTATATTATGATTATTTTGATAAAGAATTTCAGGATTTATTAATTCTTTTATTTGAACACACCCACATTGTGTACACTCGGTGAATGTCATATTACTTTTTGAAAAATTATTATCAAAATTAGTAACGGCTCCCATAAACGTTGGCATGTTTTTTATAGAAAAAATACTGTCCAAATCACCTTTACAAAATACACAATTATTTTTTATTCCCATACCGTATCCAAATTTACTCTATTATTCCACAAATCAGTTTTAATCATCCACCATTTATAAAATGCTATCGCGTTTGAAAGGTCACCTTTATTGCCTTCTATATCCGTTGCGAATTTATGAAATTCAGAATCTATTTTCAATTGCTCATCTAAAAAATTAAATAGGGTTGTGAATTCAACCATAACATCAGGCGAACCATAAAACCACATATCAGCAGGTCCCATATTGAAATGATTCCAATTCGCATTGTATATTTTATCATTTACAATATCAGTTTGGAAATTAATACATTGAACAGGATATGGATTTCCTAAACCAGGTCCTGATGTATTACGATTGATTCTACCTAAATCAAAACGAGCTTTAATAATGATATCATATTTTACACCGGTTTGTTGATGTGGTAACTTCATTACTTCGGTCACACTATACAAATGCGATAGAACTGATTGTGGTGAACGAGGACAACCTTCTAATTTATCCAATCCTCTTTCTTTAATCAATTCACTAAAATCTTTTTGTGGTTCGAATATAGCTTTCTTAGGTTGATACATAGCTTCTATCAATCCTTGCTTTTCCAAATCCCAACTGTGAATGAATACATCAACGTCACCCTTATCCATTATGTGCTTTTGAATATACTCTCTACCATCCAATCCATTTGATGTCGTATCCATAGGGGAATCAAACATCCCATGTAAACAAAGTGCTATTTTCATTATTCTATTACTTTATTATTTTTGAAAACAGTGAATTCTGTTAAATCTCTATAACCATTTAATTCACCTTGGTCTGAATTATGAATTGATAAATTTTGGAACATTGCCAATCCATGTGCCGCTTGTTGTGGAGTCATATACATATTCCATCCTAAGAATGTGATATCATCATCTTTATAATACTTCTCGCTTCTACCTTCGTAACGAGCTTTCTTAAACCAATCAGCTGCCTCAGCGTTATCAGTTAGAATCATACCACCTTTCCAAATTGGAAGAATCTTTTTAATGTGAAATGATAATCCCATAAATGTTCCGGGCATATACATATCCTTTGTTAATCTCTTAGCTGCATCCCAAATTGGATATGGTTTCAATTGGTATGCACCTACCCAATGATTTGTTTCTGACCTCTTATCAAAGATAACTTCACCACCTGCATGTATAATTGATTGTGGTACTGAAAGATATGTTTTGGAAGGTATTGTAACTTCCTTAACCTGATTGTATTTACATATAAGGAATAGTGCATTAGTGCAACTATCAATTGAAATAGCGTATGGTGCTCCCGTATAAGCTGCTATTTCTTCCTCAAACATTCTAACGATTTTGTACGGATTGTGTAACATTGGCATAATTAATTATTTTCTTCGGTTATTATTTCGATACATAATACATTCTTATCATTAACCATTACCAATCTACCGTCTTTTGTTTCAAACTTAGTAAATTGACCTTGCTTAATTGAATGCGTATCTACATTGTTAAAGGTTCTTTTCTCACCACCTACAAAATGTAATATTTGTGAAACGTATCTTCCTTTAGCTATGATTGAACTCTTTAAGTTTACCATCTTTTTTTGTGCTTGTATGTAATAAGTAAATTTATCATCAGTACCTTGCAATTCAAATCCACAAGATAAGAACAATTTATCACTAGCCGTATTACCATGCTTTACTTTAGCATATGCGGTAGGCCATATCTTAACACACTCATTTATCATAAACTTACCAACACCTAATCCCTGAAAGTCTGGGTGGGTGCATACTCTAATATCATCTTCAATAACACCAACGTATCCTGCTGGCTTTCCATCAACTAAACATATACGATAGTATTTTGAATTATCTACCATATATCTTTCTTGCTGTTCTTTTGTAATTGGACTAGTTTTCAAAAAACCATCAATTACTCTTTCATCCATTCGTAACTCTCTTACAAATTCCCAATATTCTGAACTACATGCTACTATTACCATATGCATATTTGATTTAAACTTTGAGAACCTCTATAACTCCAAAATCCTTTTAAGTAATCTCTTTCAGTTGGCATACTCATCATTGGAGTTAAACACGTTCCTATATCAACGTAAGAATTATTTGGAAACTCTTTGAATAGTTCATATATTGCCAAATTAGAAAACGTTGAAGCTGAGAATAAGAATAGATGGTTTTCAATGTTGTTTTCTTTAATCCAATTTTTAATGTCCTCAATTTTTCCATAATCATTTATCATTGCATTATAACCCACTCTAAAATCTTTTACAAAAAATGGTAACGTAGATAAATCTGCTTTTTCATGTCCAATAAATACACAATCCTTACTATAAAAAATTGGAAGTGTATTCATTATAAATGCTGGATAGTTTCCATTCACCCATAAATTTGCCCATGTTAAACTTTCATCATCACCACCATGTAATTCAACCTGCCAATCAAATGCTTCCTTACCAACACAACAACTGCAACTAATACCTTTGTAATAATTTACTTGTCTATGTTTATAGGCTTCTATTAATTTTTGTTGATAAAACCCATGCTGTTTTGGGTCATAGTGTTTAAAATCAGGAGCTTGATATACTCCGGGGCTCTTTGCATCTGCAACTTGAATCACATCTGCATCTAATTTTAATTCCTTATTTTGAAGTATGAATAATTCACCATCTGAATATCTTGCAAATGCAAAGTGTTCATCGTTACGAATCATATCCGTAAACTTAGCAAAGTGTTGTCTAAAGTTCTTCTGCATCTAATATCTTTTTAATTTGTTTTGCTGCGTATCCATCTCCATACGGACAAGGTTTACAAATATACGAATCTTTTTCCAAAGTAACAAATAAATCTTTTAATTTATCCGTTGTTTTGCAAAGATGTAAATGTCCGGTATAAATTGCTTCAGGTCTTTCCGTTACTTCTCTACATACAATTACTTTCTTATTAAGGAAAGAAGCTTCTTCCTGTATTCCACCACTATCGCTTATTACCAACTTACATTCTAATAATATAGATATCAGTTCATCATGTGAAAGTGGTTCTACTACTTTAACGTTAGTTAGTAAATCTCTATGTTTTTGTACATTTGGATTTGGATGTATTGGAAGTATAAATTCTAACTCTGGATATTGTCCTGCTAAATCATTTACTTCTTTAAACCACTCATACATTATAGGATGATTCTCTCTACGATGTAATGTAACTAATACTTTGTTTCCGTATGTTGGCGTAGGCAAATCCACTAAGTTATCTAACACAGTGTTACCAACTAACCAAGTATCACCTAAAGATTTTTCTTCGAATAGATTAACCATTGATATTTGAGTTGGAGCAAAGTTTACATCAGAAATACGAGCTATCATTTGTCTATAACCTTCTTCTGGATATGGATGTTTTAAACTCTTACTTCTTAATCCTGCTTCTAAGTAATAAATTCTCAATCCTCTATGATATGCTCCAATTGCACAAGCGAAAGCAGATGCGGTATCACCTTGAACCATAACACCTCTAAACTCACCTTCAGGCAAATCCAAACACGCTTTTACTACTTCATCCAATCTATTAGAACCTTCTTTGATAGTTGCTTTATAATCAACATCAACTTCTTTAAGTAAATCTTCATGCTGACCTGTAAAGAATAATTTATATTCACTACGGTCCATTATTTTAATTAAAGGCTTTATCTTTAACCACTCAGGTCTAGTTCCGAAACATATTAATATGGGTAACTTATTTTTCATTTACTAACCTCCATCCTTTTACTCTTTGTTTGTGAAAGTATTCATTCATCAATTGCTTAAATGGAGTACCATCTATACCGACTTGATTTGATTCCCATAATGAAGCGGAATCACCACCATACGCACCTTTAATACTTCCCCACATTTCTATATCAGAACGAGGATGTGGTGGTACATATGTTTTAATACCAGCATACTTTTGTAACATATATGAGAAGTGCATATCCTCACCACAGGTATTGTATTTAGGGTCTGGCAATTCTCTAAACATATGAGATAACCATTCTTTTTTAAAGAACCAACTATGGCCTACTAAATCAACTTCAACAGTCTTATCATTGTTACCCAATTCAGGCCATCCAAATCTTAAATAGTGTTCGTAATAAGATGAATGTTGAGGTGGTAATGGGGCTGGGTATAATAATCCCACCGTACCTAATAAACCCTCTTTCTCGTTCATTGTGTTCATACAATTCTCTAACCATTTCTTACCAGGAATTGTATCATCATCAAATACACATACATAATCATTTTTAGCATTGAGTGCAAATGCAAATCTAGCCCACACCCCAAAGTTATAATTACAATATGCCCCTGCAATTTCAGTACCAATATCATAATTAATTAAATCGTTATCACCAGGATTGTTATACCAAAAAAGTATTTCATCGGGTGGTATAGTTTGATTTTTCAATGCTTCTAATTGTTCATTAAGATTTTCAGGTCTCTTATAACCATTTAATATAACCGTTATCATACTTATTTTTTAATAGTGAACGCCCAAATCATATTAGGAGTATATGGGTTGTTAGCCTGTGAATATTGTGGAGATGTTATTGATATATCACTTTCAAACCAATCATTGAAGTTTTCGGAATAGAAAAAAGTATTTTCAATTTTCATTGTATTTTTATTTATCAAATCCTCTATCAATTTAATTCGCATCTCATCATATCTACGAAGGAATGGCATTTTATTTCCGGGATTGATATCTCCAGATAATACGGGTTGACCGGCTGGAACGGTGATAATTATTTTACCACTTTCTTTTAATAATGTAATCATTTTTTCAATTGCTCTCAAATCATGATTCCATCTAATATAATCATCACCGGCATATTCACCAGCAAATCCAGAGAATTCAGCAAAGTTCATACCAAAATGTTCTAATACATTTATGCAAATAATATAATCATATTTAGTTTCTTCTCCAGCTAATATAAAATCTTGCTGAACAAATGTAACTCTTTTATCAGCATCTATTATTCTTTCCAATGTAGAGCCGGGTCCCATTGGCATAATATCGGTACACAGACATGATGTAAATGGTCGTTTTAAAACAGCTTGTAATATACCTTCCGTTGCAATTCGTTCGCCAACAATTAATATTTTATCAGATTCTTTTTGGTCTGATAACTCTCTTTCCAAATAAGGTATTTCTACCAACTTAGTTCCTTTAATTTCAAAGTCCATATTATAATTGATTTTTAAAATTTTCCTTCCATACTTCAACTGAATAAAATTGGTGATAATGCTTTTTTGCAGTATTACTACAATTATTATAAAATTCTTTATCTTCCTTTAATCGTATTGCCAATTCTCTTGCTGCTTCTAAATCATTTACAGCCACCGATAATGATGGATGGCAAAGTAATTGAGTATCTACATCTTGGTTTCCAATACAAGGAATACCAAAGTATGCACAATTCAAAGCAAATGTACCAGCTGCTACCGTTGGCATCATATGAATACCATATTTGAACGTTGATAATACTGCCATCCATTCACACCACATCATTCTTGGTAAGTGAGTTAAGTTATCAACTATATTTTCATTCTCTCTCATAGCATGTGATGTTTGAGCCCAAATAGGAACTTCAAAATTACCAGCTATCATATAACTTTCAAATCCACCATACCATCTTGCAAAGTTACCACCTATAATTACTTTATCTTCTTTTGTAGGTTGGATATCTCTAACCAACGTATCAATCATTAGTGTGCCAATAGGTCTTACCTTTTTATTAGGAAACAACCCTTTATAGTAATATGAATCGGAATCATTATGTGTGAATATTGAATCACATGATTGTAAGAAATTATAAAAGTATATTTGGTCTTCTACACTATAATCGTTTTGAAACCAATGGGGACCTTCCTGTACATAGTGAACTGAGCCATTACCTTTTGATTTTATTGTACCAACGATATCTTGTTGAAGTATTTCTGATATTGGATTAATTCCTTTTATCAATTCTACCGCAGTTGAATTTAAAAATGGTTTACCTTTTGGAAATATAATGAAGACATGGTCATATCCTGTCAAATTTTTATCACAACCAAATAAATTAATATTATAATGGTCCGCATCTAAAGCATGCATCCAAGCAAACTCAGTTCTCATATTTGGATGATTAGCTGGAACTTTACCAACAAATCCCATTTCAGTAAGGAAAGCTATCTTAGATTGTATCATAGTAATCATTTTGTTTTTCTTGTCTTTCAATTTGCTTATGATGATATAGACAATAGTTTTCTTCTGCTGGTAATACCGATAGTGTATTATACCCAACTACTCTTTCATGCACTTTACCTTGCCATTCAATTTCGGATGTTCTCCTATAAAGACGAGTTTGATAATCAGGAAAATTTACCCAACCCAACTCATTCACATTCCATTTCCATTTTTTAATGTGTTCTTTTGTTAATCCATCAACTGTATTAATTCTTGGTATAAAGAAAAGGTCTACATCTTTATTATATTCCAAAAATTCATGTATGTTCTCCATAAGATACTCCGATGGAATTTCATCCGCATCAATTTGAAATATAAACATACCATTTGCATGATTTTTCAAATTATTTTTATAAGATGCAAAATCATTATTAAGAGGAAAACTGATAACCTTTATATTGGTATTGTGTAATTGAGATATTATCTTAAGATAATCTATAATTGGCTTCGTAGTTGCATCTGAATCATACTGTATTAGAATTTCATCTTCCTTATCAATTCGATTATTTAAAAAATCTATTAGTTTTGTAATTTCATCCAATTCGTTACAAACGGTAATTGCATATGTAATATTAATCATAGTATTTTAATTGAATACAAATATACAAAATTTTATTCGTTTTACCAAATATATCTTTGTATATGTATATATAAATATAAATATACAATTTTAAAAGAAAACACAAAAAAAGGGATAGTTTTTTTAGAACTATCCCTATTATATTTTTTATTAATTTTTACTATGGACCTACAGCTACCGTAATCCAATTTGAACCATTATAAAATAATAAAGCTCCTCCACCAGCACCTGATGCAGATACAACCAATGTACCAACAACGGCACTTATAGTTGCAGGTGCAGATGCTCCATTAAACGTAGTTGTTCGTATTCTACTTGCTGCATATATATCGGTAGAACCACTTATTGTTAATACTCTAGTTGTACCATCATACGTCATAGATGTATCAATAACTCCTTGTGCTAAAGCGTTGTTATATCTAATAACTCCATCGTTTGTAGTACCATTTAATGATAATAATCCAGATGTACCGGATGTTCCGCTAGTACCACCCACCCCATTACTACCATTTTCACCATTAACGCCATTTGTACCATTTGTACCATTTGCTCCAGATGTACCGGATGTTCCTCCAGCCCCATTTATTCCAGATGTACCATTAACTCCATTAGTACCATTTGTACCCGCACTTCCTATTCCTGAAACTCCACTACTTCCACTTACTCCCGATGTTCCACTTGTACCAGGATCACCAGGTGTTCCTGGATTACCACTTACCCCACTCGTACCACTGCTTCCGCCTGTCCCATTTATACCAGCAGCACCTGGACTTCCACTTACTCCACTTGTACCAGATGTTCCAGATGTACCGGATGAACCAAACCCATTTACTCCAGAAGTTCCATTTGCACCACTTGTACCAGATGAACCAATACCGCCATTTGCACCACTTGTACCAGATGAACCCGCAGAACCAACTCCACCGGTTATTGATACAGTAACTGCGCCACCTCCATTATTTGTTAGTGTTGCGCCACTAAAAGTTATTTGATTAACTGCCGATACAGGAACGTTTGGTACTGAATCTGCGATTGTTAATGATGCACCTAATGATGATGTTGCTACTTGTACTATATTCTTGTTTCCTACACCACCTACCCAAGCATATCCTTGTCTTAATGATGCCGTTAAAGGACCATTTATATCCAATGAACCTGTTATTTGTAAATTATTTGTAGTTGCGTATATTGAACCGGTTTGTGCAAATATTCCACCAACTGCTGCTCCCGTACCAAATGATGAAGTTGCTACCAATGTTGCTCTATTACCAGCACCACCAACCCAAGTATATCCATTTGCCAAAGAAGCAGTAAATACTCCCGATGCAGATATTCTACCGGTTACCGCTAATAAACTACCATCAAATGTAAGATTATCTTCAACATTAAATCCACCAGGTGCTGCGCCAACAAGAGTTAAAATACCATGATCAGTAGTTCCACTATAAGATACACCTGCACCATTTGTACCAGATGTACCAGATGTACCCCTTGATCCAGAAGTTCCAGATGTACCAGACGTTCCAGATGTACCAGACGTTCCAGCTCCACTTGTACCAGATGTACCGTTTGAACCAGAAGTTCCTGATGTTCCGCTTGTTCCAGATGAACCACTTACTCCAGATGAACCACCCGTTCCACTTACTCCGGATGTTCCAGATGAACCACCCGTACCATTTATTCCAGATGTACCATTTATACCACTACTTCCATTAGCACCTGATGTGCCACTTGTCCCGTTAATACCCGATGTACCCGCTTGTCCAGTTGCACCTGCCGTATTTATAAACCAAGATGTTATCCCACTACCACTACCAACAACAGACCCAACATTTACGATAAACTGACCTGTACCACTATCATATGATGTAACAGTAGCTGTCATATAATTGCTACCATTTTGAGATATAATTGTTTGTTGGCCAGGTGTCCAAGAAAGACCCGTTCCTATTGTGAATGTCTTAACTCCAATTGTAATTGATTCTGATGTTGATGATGTTGATGTAAACAAATCACCTTTCACACCAGATGTACCTGATGTACCTGATGTGCCAGAAGTTCCTGATGTTCCAGAAGTTCCTGATGTTCCACTTATTCCCGATGTTCCAGATGTACCTGCTGTTCCTGATGTACCAGAGGTACCAGAAGTACCAGATGAACCAGATGTTCCACTAGTACCAGCAACACCATTTGTACCGGCTGATATCTGGGCTTGCAAAAAATCTAGATTAGTATCCATTTCCAATGCGGTTAATGGAGAACCTTTCGTAAGTCTTTTAACTAATGCCATAATCTATATTTTACTATTATAATTGTAATATTATAAGAATAAATATAAATATTTAGAGAAAAGTGAATGTGTATTAGCTATAATAAGATTTTAGAACATCTTTTTTGAATTTAACCTCCTCAATTTGCTTTATACCAGTCAAATTGTATGTTCTGTATAGGTTTGGATTATCTCCGTATATAACGGCATCAGGTTTTACAAAAGAATTAAATATTTTATTTCCTTTCATATCAGCTTCAATTATTAAATCTTCTAGCTTTTCCGCCTTTGTCCATTTTTCTTCGGTTAATCCTTTTATGTATAACTTAGTAAGCCACTTAAAAAATCGCTCTGGCTTTATATCACTAATTTTTATACAAGATAATTTCTTATCAGGTGTTTTTCCTATAACAAATACCAAAGTGGACGATGTACCACTTAATGTTTTTTGTTTACCATCTGAATATTTGTATGAGTTAATTCTATAAATATTTCTAGGTAAGACTAGAGTTTTTGATACACTAGTCTCACTTTCAATCAATGGTTTATATTGTAATGCAAATGGCATCTTATATTTTATTTAGTTTAGGTATTTGCATTTTTGATGAATTCACCTTTGGCATATTAAATGGAACTAATTTAGGTTGTGATTTAACATATCGTTCCATCGTTTGAGTAAATTTATCATTCATTTTATCCAATGTAAAATTAGATAACGTATTTGTTCGTAAACCTTCCGATTTCTTTAAATAAGTATCATAATTTTTATATACATCATAAATTTTATTTGCCGCGGATGAATAGTTAGCGGTAAACCATTGTGCTTCTTTCATACAAAATTGGTCTGCTGCTGAATCATGTACCGCTGTCAAACTTCCTTCCAGTAAAACCGAATGTTCGGGAGGTAGGAAATCCAACTGCCCACTCCAACCACTAGCTATAATTGGTTTACCGGTTAAAGTAAACTCAGCCATTGGTCTACCATATCCTTCACCTTTGGTAAACGATAGCATTGCCTTAACTTTGGGGTGATGGTATAAATTACTCATATCAGTTTCTTCCATATCACCGTGTACCAAATACACCGATGGGCACTTATCTCCAAGTGGTTTTAATAGAGAGTCAAGTTTTTCTCTAGTTCCTTCTCTATCTATAACACTAAATCCGGCATGCGAAGTTTTAACGATAAGACCTGGTCTTTTATCTTTTGGTAGATATTGAAATACCGTAGCAAATGTTTTAATTGCCATACCAATATCTTTTCTATCTTGTCCTAAATCTCCCTTCAACCAATGTCCTACAATTAGGAAGTTAAAATCTTCTTTTACATTTGATAATACATCCTTACCAGTTCCTTTGGAAAATATTTCAGTATCAACTCCTTCAAAAAGAACTTCAATGGGTTTTGTTACTCTAATTTCTCCAACAATTTGTCCAGTTGTCTGGTCTTTTTGCTGATACACAGTTCCGCCAATATTTTGTTTTGTAAAGTTTGACGGTACTATTATCAAATCCATATTATTACATCCGTCAATAAAATCTTTTGGACAAATTGTAGTTTCAACGCCGGCGGTTATCCCAATGTTATACCCACCTTTTGCAGTAAATTCATTTGCCACCGATACTTGAATGAATACATCAGGTTTTTCAGTAACTTCGGTAATAACTCTTTCCAACATCCAGCGGCCGAAATCACTTTCGCCATCAACATTATTTTGTGGAGTATTACCCCAACGTAGTGGTATAATTTTAATATCATACTTGTCCATTTTACGAAGTGATTTTAATAAATCACGACTATGGTCCCCATATCCAGAACGGGTAAAGCATGGGCTTTGAAATACTAATGTTGGTTTATTCATATATTATAACTTATTTTATTTTAAAAACTTCAAATCTTTCTCTTGGTTTCCAATTTTCAAAAACCGATTCGATTCCATTAACTAATGTTTGACACATATTCGTATGAGTCAATCCCATCTCACCGATAAACGCCTCTCTACCCTTCAATGCGTTTGTTTTACGAACTTCTTTTGGTGTGTTGTACGCTTTCTCAATCGCTTCAGCAACATCCTCTATATCAACTCTATCATCCCAAATATAAGGTGTAGGAACTGAACCTGCTAAAGCTTGTGCTCTGCTCCATACTGGAATTGACCAAGGACCAGGTTTTGCTTTGGTTTCCCATATTCTCCACTCATGCAAAGAACCAATCTTAATGTAATCGTCCGCAGTTAGTAATTTACCATCAACTTTAAATCCACATTGGTCTTGCAATCCACCAGTTACGTTTACAATGATTGGAGTACCAGCCATAATAGATTCTGCAGTCGCTAATCCAAATCCTTCATTGTTAGCTATATTGATTGTTGCATCTACCATATTGTAGATAAGATTCAATTCTTCCTGAGGTCTTCTCTTTTCTGAAAATATAATATTACACTCAGGTGCCATTACATCTATTACTGCAGGTAAATCAGTTCCATTCTCATCCACAGGTTGCGTATGCATTACTAAACAAACTTTATCCGCTTTTTCTTTACCAATTCTATCACAAAACTTTTTAAATGCTACGATAACATCTGCGGGTTGTTTTCTTCTGATATTACGATTACTCCAATATAGAACAAAATCATATTCCTTGCCACCTAAAATCTCTTTACGAAATTCTGCAGGCACATCCGCTGGTTTATAAATATTTGTATTAATACCATGTGGTACATAACTCACTTGCCAATCTTTTTTAGGCTTCCATGTTGGTTTAGTATCTAATGCCGATAATCTTTTAATGATACCATATGTTTGACGAGATATACAGCCAATCCAATCACAACTCTCATAGTAGTTACGATTGTATAACGGGTCTGGTAAATCATCCCAAATTGCATAGAATAAAAGAGGAACGTTTTGTCTGATTTCATGTTCGATATCATACAACCATGTCCAATAACGAGGGTCAGTAAAGTGTAGGATAGCATCAGGCTTTTCTGAATTGATAAGTTGTCTAATCAAATCAGCATTACCATACCCATTCCAAGGAAGTATTTTAACATTAGCATCAGCGACACCATATGTATTTTTTATATCTTCACTTACATCCAAAACCTTACCAGCTTCAGGATGATTAATAGCCGCTCCCACCTGAAACCAATCGTATTTATGTACTGTACCAAGTACTAATTCTTTTGACATAGTAGCGATACCACTTGCCATTCTTAAATCATCCGAAAGTAAAAGGATTTTCTTTTTTGCCATAACTTATTTTGTTTCTTAAAATTGTGAACCTGAAATTTGTAATTGTAGGTATTCATTCATTTCCTTTCTAAACTCATCGTCTTTTACATATCTCTCTACTGTTCTATTTACCAGCTTTTGAAGTGTAACATCCGAATCGAAAGAAACCTTTTTAAATGATGAATATACATCTTTCAGTATTTTCACAGTTGTTAGTTTTGTGTTGTCTTGATTCATTATAAATATATTTGTATATATAAATATAATAAAATAAAAAAAACATAATTTTTTATTTTGTAGCCTGTTTATCACATATTCCCCTATTTCCGAACTCACAAAACTTGCAATTCTTTTTAGCGGGACCAGGTACTTTAGGAAATGGGATATCCCTAAACTTACCCTCATCATCAAATACGGTATTAATAAATGCCATAAATTCATCATATACTTTGGTTACCGATGGTGCTCCATTTGATGGAATGTGTTTTGAAATATACGGTATCGGAAATGCGGAATCTTCGGGTAATTTCCTACGAAGAATTTGATATTCTACTCTAATTTTGTTTAAAGAAATATTAAATAATTCTGAATAGTACTTTTTATAAAGAAGAATTTGAGAGTTCTTCATCTTATCCGCTTTTTGGTATTGATTCCATCCCATTGTAGATGTCTTAAGGTCAATAATAATAATTTCATTAGATGCCAAATCTCTCAATACGATATCTATGAATCCAATAAAATGCACACCCTCTTTAATGGTTGCGTTTAATGGAATCTCAATACCTACTAATTCAAATCCACTCTTTGAGTAAAATTTACTAGAATATTTTTTAAACCACGTAAGTATCCTTCTACCATCTCCATAAAATTCTTCTAATTGTTCTTGGGTACAAGGAGTTCCTTCACTCATTTTTTCAACTTCTCCCTTATACGATTTTCTCATATTTTCCAATAAGAGACCATCCATACTAATTTCATCAGCCTGCTTTTTGGAAACACCATACATTACCGATAAGTAGTGTTGAATAGTTTCATGCATAGCACTACCAAAGATTGTATGGATGTTAGATGAACTTTCACCTAACTTATCTATGTAGTTTAACTTATATTGATGAGGGCAGTTACTCCACATTGAGTACTGCGAAAATGATACTTTTGCCATTATGTTTATTTATGTAAAGATACGAAAAAATGGTGATATTACCAAATTAAACTTTGAGTTTTAACTTAGTAATTAACTTAGGGTCAGTACCATACGCCTCTGCGATTCGTTTAATTTCTTCTCGACCTATTGCACTTTCGTATAATATATCAAGATATTCGGAGGCCTCATTGGTTGAAATTCCAAACCATTTGGCTACTAAATCAATAATCCATTGGTCATAATCTTTAACGGATTTACCTTTCATGTATTTAAGATATGTTTTACCTTTTGGTAAAATTCCAATCAATGCTTTATAAACTGCACGAGGTGGGGCTTCTTGTATGTATGGTTGTATTTCCGCTATCGTTTCAATCCAATCCGGATTCATAGACATATAACGAATGATTAACCAATTACTCCAAGTCTTTTTATCCGCATCATCTAACTTATCCCAATACTTTGGGTCCTGGTCTTTTGTTATTGCGTTAATATGGTCAAATAATCCTTTTGCCATTAGTCTTCTACTTTTAAACCCGGAGGTAATAATTCATTAAGTACTTCACCACAATCCCCACAAAGGAATAGTTCAACCGGCAGTACTTCATCTTTTGGTTTACCAGTTAATAACTTTGAAATCTTACGGAATCCAAACCCTTGTACGAAAATCTCACCACCACATTTCTTACATCCGATTGCTTCTGTTTTTTCTAATGGAATTGGTTTTTCTTCTTGTCCTCCGATTGGTTGTCCACCTGCTCCTAAAATGTTAGCCATGTTAAATAATATTTAAAATTTGAATTAATGTAGCTGCTGCGATAATTTCTTTATCAATTGCTACTGCTGATTTACTTACACCATCTCCTAATACAAGAATAACATTGGAAGTATTTTCTCCCGCATATTCATCTACTTTATCGTATAACAATGTAAATAATTCCGTAAAATCAGTTGTTTTTGCATCCAAAATTGTCTGTCTTACTTTCATGTATTTATTTCTCTTATCATCCTTTGATTTAAGTATTTCCAAAACTTTCATCTTATAATCATTATCTAAAAGATTTTGAATATCTACATGCAATTTTCCTTTAAGAGAATTTAATTGACAAGTGTTGATTGATTTACGGATATCTGGATAACAAGAATCTATAATTGGAACTAAATCTTTAATATCAAATTCAACTCCTTCCGCTTTCAAAATTTTACTCATCTGCATTGCAACATCTTTCTTAGTTGGTGGGATAATTTGAAAAGTTTGACAACGGCTTTGAATTGGTTCAATGATTTTCTCAATGTAATTACACGTTAAAATGAAGCGACAATGTGCTGAAAATGTTTCCATCAAGTTTCTTAAGATAGCTTGTGCGTTTGGTGTCATATAATCAAACTCATCCAATATAATAATTTTATATTTTTTAAATCCCATTGATGATGCGAAGTTCTTTACTTTATTTCTTACAGTCTCAACGTTGTTCTCATCAGATGCGTTGATAATCATATAATCACATTCAATTGATTTTACAATTAATTTTGCCAATGTTGTTTTACCAGTACCGGCTTTTCCAAATAATAATAAGTGTGGTACGTCTTCGGTTTCCAAATAACCCGCTACTTTACCTTTTAAATGCTCATTACCTACATAATCATCTAATTTAGATGGTCTATATTTTTCTACCCATAAAGAATGGGTTATTTCTTCTTGTTTATATTCAAACATATTTTATTTTTTTATTTTCCAGTTGAACCAAATCCACCTTCACCTCTTAACGTTTCCGATAATTCATCTACTTCAATTAAATCTACAGTAGGATGTGGGATAATCATAATTTGACAAACTCTATCACCTACTTTATACCAATCATTAATATTAGTATGAGATGCACTATTCACTTTCATTTCATCGTACATAGCCTCACCACCAAATAATTTATTGAATGTAGCTTGCAATTCTCCTCTATATCCACTATCAACTACACCAACCGAATTACTTAATTGTAAACCTGTCTTTCTAATCGATGAACGAGGAAATATCAATCCCACAAATCCTTCAGGTATTTCTAATGCTATACCCAACCCATATGTTATTTGCTCCGGTGTATCTGATATAATTGATGTTGCCACCAAGTCCATTCCAGCATCGCCTTCTTTAGCGTATGTTGGTATCGTTGCTAATGGATTAAGCTTCTTTATTCTCACTTTCATTTTCTAAATTTTGTTTTGTTAATTCCAATTGTTTATTTCTAAGTTGTTTACCTTCATCTGTCAATTCTCTAGCGAATAATTTAAATGATTTGCCGCTTTTGTGAGTAAATGTAATATACGATTCCTTTGTATTTGCAATAGTGAATATTACTTTAGGTTCTTCGTCATTACTATCATTTTCACCAGTCCAAGCAAATATCTGAGGTTCATCTTCATCGAATTGAAAACACCACTCACAATTTTCTAATTTTTCAGGTTCGCGTAATTTAATTTCACCCAATTGTTCCAATGGTTGTATTTCAACCACTTCTTGTTTTTTTACTTTTTTATTTTTTGCCATAATTTTATTGTTTGTTTGTTTATTTATACAAATATACGAAAAAAAGTTTAGAATTCAAAAAACTTTTTTGCATTTTGAGAATCCGCCGATGCCATTTCCCACTTCAATGCACCATAGAAATCATTTAATTTATTTTCTAATTCCGCTTTATAAATTCCATCTCTATCAACATATTGATTTATAAAATCTAAAATTTCTTTTGGGTCATTATAATCTCTAAATGCAGCGGTTTCGATTCCTAATGGATTGCTTTTGAGATATACCCACTTAACTTTCTCACCATCTCTAATTGGTTCGTGTTTAAACGGACACTCAAAGAATTTAAGTAATCGATTATAAGTGATTCCGGCCTTAACGTGCGCAGGTGTTCCTTTTTCAAAGTTAGCAATTGCCAACCCACTATCCTTTCTCCATTTACCTTTATCATATTTACTTAATTCTTTAATAGCTCCGCCTTTAGCGATTTTATTAATATGTAGGGTTGGTAAATTCTTTTTAAATTCTAAAAGTGATTCATTTATCTCTTGATTCGTTTTACCCATTAGGATATCTTTTAACATCTGAGCCATAAAATCCTGAAACGCTTTGGGGAATGAGCTTCTAACTACGTCTAATCCTTTAACATCCAACTTATCACATGGTATTCCATTTTTCAAAATCATCCATTGTGCATATCGTTTCTTTGCTACCCAAAATCCAGCTTTACTAATATATTCTTTTTTAATCTCAAATCTATGTTTGTCTTTTGGAATACAAAAAAATCTTTCGGCTAATAGGTCATAAAACGAATTTAAAAATGCCTGCGTTTCATCTGCAATAATATTTACTTCTTGCGCCATTCTATTTTGCTCAAACGTTTTATATTCCGGATATCTATGTTTCACCAATGGTTCGGCCATCATATAAATTGAGTCAGTATCAATATAAACATTATAATCTTCCTTTGTACCCAATTCTTTCTGATATTTGAGATTAGCCATCTCAGCGGTTTTCTTAATTACAGTTTGTCCAGTAATTGTAACTGCCTCTGCGTTATCTATATCATAGAAACGGAATGCAACTAATCCCAATACACCATACATCGAATTTAAAAGAATCTTTTGTACTAATTGACGTTTGCCATAGAACTCATATTTTTCAGTATCACCCGCCTCTCCATACTTTTTTTCCAATTTTCTGAACTCAACTCTTTGTTTGAACCAATTATCCAAGATATCAGCAATCAAACCCGGTTTCTTTTGAGTGTATAATACTCCATTTGCAGCAACTCCCAATTGATTATCGGCAATAACTTCTTCTAATTCTTTTCGGTTATATGAAAATTCTTTTGTTTTCCCTACTATCGTATATTGCCTATCTTCTCCTCTAACCCAAGATTCAGGATTCCAATCGGCAATCTTACCAACCTTTGTTTCAGGACTAATGTTTAAGGTCATAATGATTGATGGGTATAGGGATGTTAAATCCAAATCATATATCCAATCATACTTTCCAACGATGGGTTCTTTTACATATGCCCCAATGAATTTTTCTTCACCAGCTTCAGTTTGTTCTGCAAGTTTATCTTTGTGATTCTTTGGTTTATTTGGTGCTACTAATCCTTTCTTTTTAAGATAAGCCAAGCATGCTCCTTCTAAATACTTTGATGAAAAGATATAATCTTCATATGGAGTAAATCCGGAATGACAAATCGCTCTAGATAAATCTATAAATTGTAATTTCGCATCCATCTCTACTATCAATTCAACATCGACAATATTATACTCGATAAACTTTTCCAAATCATTTTCAAATAAGTCATCCAAACTTCCTTCATATTCAATCTTACCTCTGCCTAATTCTTTTGTTGCAATATGATTAAGTGTATATGAACTCTCTAATCCAAAGTTATAACGTTTATATAAACCAATATAATCCATAATACTCACACCAGCAACGCTATAACGATTACGGTATGGTGACCAATATGTCTTACCTATACAAGAAAGACGACTTGCGTGTCTTTCACCACATACATTCTTAATACGATTGAAAAGATATGGAACGTCAAAGAAATCAATATTCCAACCCGTCCATATTGTTGGATTAACACCTTCGTAATAAGTTAGATATCCCATAATAAGACCATGTTCATCATCATATACATGCATATGAACATCTCTACCATTTTTATTAAATGATTTACCTTTTACTTTTTGTTTCTTATCAACAACAAATACGTGATATTCTTTTGAAGCGTTGTCATATGCCGCGATTGAAGTAATTTCATTTTCGGCTTTTTCAATACTTGGAAGTCCTGTTATCATTTCTACCTCGATATCAAATGTTAAAACGATATGCCCTTTTGATGGCACATCATCGCCATATAGGTCAACTAAAACTCTAGTAGTTTCAGGTACATCTGATTCAAACAGTTCTTCTCCACTATCCTTTTCCCATTTAAACACTTTGGTTAATTTATCACCATACATCGATTGATGTTGGCCGTTAGGGTCTTTAACATAAGCATATCTCTGATATGGAAATGTGCGATACCCTAACGTGTCATCCCATAGGTGTATTAAATTTTTTTGTCTTTCGAAAAATATGTTTTGGTACATTATGGCTTATAAAATATAAAAATTGGTTCGTATTTGTAAAATTGTCCTTCTATCTGCATGCTATTCTTTGCCTTTGATAAATCCATTCCGGTCATTGGACTCATTGTCATTCTTAGTTTTCCTTTGTATTCACATCCTAAACTTGTAAGAATATCAATACTATCCTGTTCTAACGGATAAAACTTATCGGGCCCTACTTTGATATCTGCAATATTCCAGCAAATATATCTGTCATTGCGAAGATACTCATATATAGTTTCAAGTGTTGGTCTTAAAAAACCATCTCTCCAACTTTCATAGTTTCCGAATTTCTTAAATGACTGAGAGTCATCATCGGAATATCGTTCTCTATCAAAGTACGGTGGTGAAGTAAATGCAAAATCTAGTTTTCCTTTATACTTTTGAAATCTAACTTCATCTTTGATTACTTCAGAACCGGTTGTAAATATTTCGTATGTGTTTGCGTGTCCCCAAAATGCGTTTGCCGCACCAGGTACTTTATTGTTAAAGAATTCTGCCAAATACTCATATCTACTCTTTCCAATTTCTTCAATCCAGTTTTCAGTATTGGGGTCATTTCCTATGTAATGTATATTTCTATCATCCACACTCAATGCTCCCAATATTCTACCACCCCAACCCGCTGATGGGTCATATATGTTGATTACATCCTGTTCTTTGATGTGTTGAGTGAATCTTTGGTATAGATACTTTGCAGTCAATGGTGGAAAGTTTACAACAGCTTGTGTTCCCATTCCAATACGAAATGCAGCAGTTGCTTCTGGAAATATTCGTTGTCCTAATGGATATATTTTAATTTGAATTGGTTGTTTTGGTACATCCACTAAATTATCAATATTTTCTCCCCAATCAGCGGTTTTTAATGAAGATATGTTTTCATATTTCAATATACCGGCATTATACAGGTCTCTAACCTCTTGTGCAGTAATTGGTGGTGATGGAACTTTACTATCTGCTTGTGAAAGGCAAAATCCATAACCCTCTTTCTTATTACCAGCTACCCATTTTTCAATCCACTCTTTGCCACTTTGGATATGTGAGTTATGAAATTCAGGATTATCCAAATGCAATGTTTTAGAAAAACGATACATACCGTCTTGCCTAGTCAATCGTCTCATTTGTTTAATAAACTCTGACAAATATAAATCATCCGAAAACACATCATATATGGATGGCTTTGGTTTATCATATGCACTTCCACCGATTCCGGTTTTATACATAGCTGGAAAAAATTGATTTACCGGTGTTGCAAATTTATTGAAGTTAAAGATGACTTCGTTTCCGTCATCATCTTTTTCTTCAAATTTATTTACTTTATAAGTTTGTAACTTTGAAAATTGTTCAATCATTTCTGATTCATCTACTCCAATTCTAGGTGGTGCACCGGTCTCGTTCCACTTTCGTACAGCCAGCTCTCTAAAAAATGCCACCCACTTTTCAAAATCGGCGAATGGCATTTTGAGAACATCTTCATACAATAAGTTTACTTTTGGTTCGTACAACCATTCATTCTTTTCGTAGAAATATTTTTTTTCGTAATTAAAACTCATTAGGCGCTTAATTGTTGTTCTACTAAGAAATATTTTGCAACAAAATCATCAACTTTAAATTCAACATGCGAAATACCTTGTGTTGATACTTTTAATACCACCGAAGTAGCTTCTTTGTTTGCAGTTAAAATTTCTTTTAGATATTTTGCTGAGAACGATATTGGTTTAACTTCAACGTCATATGCATCGTTTACTACAAACGTAACTCTAGTTGCATTGATATTTGAATATCCCAAAACAACGTTTAATTGCTTCTTCTCAGTTAAAACGGTAAACGTATCAACTTCACTCAATGCGTTTTTAGCTTTAATGAACTTATCAATAAATGCACCATCGAAGTTGATTTCAATATCAAACTCTGGTAATTTTTTCAAATCTGGTACATTTGGGATAACTGCTAAATCTGCCAATGGGAATTGGAATTTTGTAGAACCATTTTTAACAAAAAGATTTACAGCTTTGTTTTCAATTTGTTGAACATCTAATTCAATATCTTCTCCAACTACTGAAAGTAGCTTTGATAATTGAGATGTTGTGTACACTCCTAAATCAGGTGCACTAAATGCGAAATTATCTAATTGTATTTCACCTAATACAGTCTTGTCATCGGATATAAAACGAGTAACTAATTTGTTATCTTCTGTTTTCCATGTAACCGATTCTACCAATCCACCCAAACTGTACTTTTGGATGAACCTTGTTAATTTTGCTTTGTTCATTGTGTTTATTTTAAATTTTAAATTGTTACTACAAATATACGATAATTATTTTAAATTACCAAATTTATTTTTCCCAAACCCATATTGGTTCTCCAAATGCGTGGTTTTTGGTTTCTTCGGCTTTTTCTTTCAATTCATCCGAATAATATTCCGATACAGCCATCCCAGCACCCCCACTATTGGGTCTTTTTGTCATTTCCATACCTATACACCCTTTATAAGTTAATCCCTTAGATTGAAGGAAATCGTTCATAGAATTGGTTATATCCACATACCCCTTATCCGGTGCGGAAAATACATCCGCTATATTAACTGCAAGTATTCCACCTTTCTTAAGTGTAGGTATAATTTTTTCTAAAGTTGCATGAAAGAATCCTTTATTCCAATCATCAAACTTCTTATATCTAACCCAACTCTGTGTATCATCTAAGCTATATTTTTCCGTATTGAAGTATGGTGGCGATGTAAAGATTGTATCAAAAAAGTTTTCATATTCCGAATAATCCACATCTTCAGCTGCCATTTCTAACATTTTTGCATCCTTATCATCTTCAAAAAATGTTTTATGTTTTTTATAAAATTGTATTTGTTTTTCGTAGTTAGCGTGATTGTTACTATTCGGGTCAATTCCTAAATAGAATTTTGTTGTTTCGCCTGCAAAAAAACCACACAATCTATCACCCCATCCAGCAGAAAAATCTAATACATTTTCACTTTGAAATTTATCATAGAAAGCTTTTGCAATAACCGGTTTAAATTGAGATGCTACATATTTTCGTAAAACGGTTGCCATCCTTAATGTTTCCTGATTTACCTCTAATAACATTTTATCTAAAGTAAAATACGCTCTTACTATTGTTTTAATACCATCTACTGTTTGCCATGCTTTCCAACCAGAAGGAGTTCTCACCCAATCAACTTTCCAACGAGTTTCAATGTGAAATGGATTTGATGCATTATTACCAACATTTGTTCTTTTAAAATAATAATTACTATTATCGTATGTAAGTGGATAGTTTGATACTCTTTCATTTCTAGGAAACCACTTGCCTTCAATTAATATATCCGGCCACCAAGTTCCTTTTAATTTTTTATACGCATCAATTGTATCTTGTTCCGTTATAATTGGTATTGGAGCGGGATATGTATGTAATACTTCTGATAGTTCGTTTACAATCTCCTCTTTAGTATATGTTTTTATAATATCTTGCCACTCATCTTTATTTATATAAAGATATGGTTTCATATTATAAAACTTTTTAAAATGTTCTTTTATCATAATTTTTTCCAAATCCAAATGGGTTCACAAAATGTTTTATCGCCGGCCTCAGCGGCTTTTGCTAATGCTTCTTCACTAAATCTACTTTCATCACCTTCTATAATAGAAGCCGCACCTGCACTACCTGGTCTTTTAGCCATCTCCATACCCAAACATCCTTCGTATTCCGCTCCCAATGTTTTTATAAAATCATTCATTGGATTACATATTTCTTTATATCCTTTACCATCACCTTTTGAACTTGCATAAACATCTGCTATATTAATAGCCAATATTCCACCTTTCTTAATTGTAGGCCAAACATTTGCAATTGTTTTATGAAGAAATTGTTTATTCCATGCATCTATGTTTTTGTATCTTACCCAACTCTGTGTATCATCATAAGAATATCTTTCCACGTTAAAATATGGTGGTGAACTAAATACAATATCAAAGTGGTTTTCATATATTGATAAATCCGCGTCTTCGGCAGGTGATTCGATAAAATCTGCCTTCTTATCGGTTTCAAAAAAACTATTATGTTTTGTATAAAATTGAGCCTGTTGATTATAAATTGGATGGTTTTCTTTTCTAGGGTCGATACCTACATAATGTTCTCCGAATTCAGATGCAAAGAAGCCACATAATCTATCACCCCATCCCGCTGATATATCTAATACATTCTTAGCTTCGTAAAAATCATATAGAACTTTTGCAGCATTTGGTTTAAATTGTGAACATATGTACTTTCGTAATGATAAACATACTCTTAATTGGTTTCTACCAACTTCATCAAATTTAAGAGTGTATAATCCACCCATAAGAGTTGTCATAAATTCTTTACTTGCCCAAGTCCTTTTTGGACCAGGTGATACTGTACCATCTACACTCCAACGGTTTGCTTGTTGAAAGTGATTTGATGAATCATTCCCTGTATTTAATCTACGAATGTATTGTGGTTTTCCTTTAAAATCTAAAGAATATCTAAATTCCGATGCTTTTCTAGGAAACCATTCACCTTCGGTAAATAATTCATTCCAACGTATTCCTTTTAATGCCAAATATTCTTTTCTAGCATCATCCTCACTTATATCTGCATAAGGAAGTGGATATTCCATACAAATTGTTGCCAATGAATCTTTAACATCATCTCTATTAAAGGTGGATTTAATATGTTTCCACTCTTGTGAGCTAATATGAAGGTATGGTTGCATACCTTTGAACTTATCAAAATAATCTAAATACATACTGTTTCTATATTTTTATCGGCAACTAGTCTTAGTCTGAAAACTATACCATTAATAATACCATCGGTTTTACTGGTCCAACTTATATCACTATCTTTTACAAAACCATATCGTTCATAAAATAATACAGCTCTATAATTGAATGCTCTAACGGTTAAAAATAGATTTTCTGCATGAACTGATTTACAATATTCCACAAATTCATCCAATACTTCTTTAGAAGAATTTGATTTAGAATGATTGGTTGCAATTTGATGAAGAATAAAATCTCCTTTCTTTTTATATGTAGTTGCATTTCTGCTCATTCTACCATGTGATTTATATCTACCAAAAGTGATAACAACGCCATCTTGCAGTATCATTCCACCTTTTTCAATATATTTCTCCAACTTAAAACCCTGTTTATGAAGGTGTGGAAATATTTCTGGGTACAAATCTATGATAGAAGATGCTTGATTTACCGCTTCTATCATTTCAGCCGAACCCCTTTCTGCTTTTACAAAATTAAGCATTTTTAAAAAATTTATTTTGGTTTATTTGGTCTTTATACAAAGATATGGATTTTAATTGAGATTTCAAAATATCTTTTCTGGCTTCCATCATATCACCGGTTCTACATCCTTTAGCGAAATATACTTTAGGTCTATATAATAGTTCATCGGAAATCTCTCCTTTAAAAGCTGCTCTTAATAAAGGTTTCATATGATTATTTTCTTTCTGATATAAAGGTGGTATGTTCAATGTATATTCTACAAAGGGTCTCCAACTATACGGTGTTCGTACTTCAACGGTACCACCCCACATTATGGATTGGTTGGTAGTTAAGAAGTTTGTTTTATGAACATCCTCTACTAATTTTCTTCTAGCTTTATCATAATCTTCCGGTCTCCAATGGAACGCCTGAATGTGTCCATAACTACCCCATATTTCATCTGAAAGGTCACCACTAAAGACAACTTTAAATCCCAATTCATTAATCTTTTTAGATAACGCAATTTGAGCTATTGCTGAGCCTACGTTTTGCCATCTACTTTGTTCAATAACATAAAGTGTTTCATTGATTGAATCTTCAACATCTTTCTCAGTTAGAATAATTTCATGTAGTTTTACACCAAATTCTTTTGCAGCAATTCTAGCATATTTTATATCATCATTCTTAGTATCACCGTCTCCCATTGAAACCACAAATGCTTCAATATTAGGGTTTATCTTTGAAAGTATGTAAGTTGTTATCACCGAATCAATACCCCCACTCAAAATGGTGCAGATTGGAACGTCAGATACCATTTTTACTTTAACCGCTTCTTCCAACATTTTTCTAATATTCTTAACAATAGTTTCTCTATCATCATTTATTATTTCATTTGGAAGTTTATAATATGTTACGGTATTATGTTCTAATGTTTTATAGTTGTAATCTAAGAATGTACCTGGATAAATTGCCTTTATTTGTTTTTCATATAAATCTGAAATTGGCAATCCTTTCTTTTCCGAACAAAATACTAATTTACCATCGTTATCAATTGCATACCATAATGGCAATTCTCCAACATAATCTCTAACAACAATTATTTTATTAATTTTAGTATCAACTATTGCAAATGAGAACATCCCATCCAAATCTTTGAATGAATCAGTTCCAAATTCACAATAAGCATTAAGAATTATTTCAGTATCAGATTTTGTTTTAAATGGAATTGTAATTTTATCTTTTAATTCTTTTGTGTAATTACTACCCCACAACTCTCCATTATATACAATACACACAGTCTTGTCACCATTCCACATTGGTTGGTTTGCTGTTGAAGATAAATCTTGAATTGAAAGACGATTGTGTCCAACAAAGACACTGTCTATCTCGTCTACAATAGAAGCATCTCTGCCTCTATGAATTATTTTTTGTAAATGGGTATGGGTCTGCTTACTAGAAGTAAACCAATTACCGCCTATTATTCCACACATATAACAAATTTACGAAACTTTTTTGATATTACCAAATCTATTTTATTGCCTCATTGATAGCATTTGTATATGCTATCTTAGAAGTTAATCCTTGAAATCTTTCAACAACTACACCATCCTTCTCAACAATTACTAATGGAATAGATGTAACACTATATTGTTGTGCTTCTTCAGGTGAATTATCAACATCATATTCAATGAATGTTGCTTTACCATTGAAATCATTTTTTAAACCTTCCAATACTGGTTGTAATGCCCTACAAGGTCCACACCATACTGCTCCAAATTTTTTAACTACTACACTCATCTTTTTTTGTTTTATATTGTTTTTCTAATTCTATGTTTCCTTTTATGTGATTTGGTTCATAAGGACAGTGTCTACAACCGCTACCACAACAATATCCACGTTCTATGTGATAATTGGGTGTAAACACTACCTTACTACCTTCAAAATAATATAAGCCTTTATCTATTTGTTCGAATTGGGGCATATATTGAGTTTATTATATTTTGAACCAAATTATCGTGCATCTTATTTCACTTCACAAGCTCCACCGGCACATGCCAACTCACCACTTAAGTCAGTTGTATCTTCCAATTCTATAACTTTACTTAAGTCAACATCGTTTAATGTTTTCATAAGTTCTTCATATTTTTCTTTTGTACAATCTTCAAATGGTGCTTGAATATAAGTACCACCATCATAAGGCAATACCGATAATCCATTATAGAACTCTTTGTTTTCCCACATCCACTCACCAACTGCTTTCCACTCATGCTCTCTAATAGATATAGTTGCTGATACATTGTGTGAATTGCTTCCAGTTCTATGTCCAGGTTTAATCCATTCACCATGTACTTTTTTAACTCTCTCTAATAATTGAATTGGTGATTCAGTTCTAAAGATTGCAGTATCAGGTGCTTTTTGTGGAATGCCAATTACAGCAGTATCATGTGGTCTGAAATATTCATCTTCTACTAATTCAGGATGATTTAGCACTAAGTGAGAATACATCGATTCGTTCTTACCAACTCTTACTCTACGAATATAATAATCGTTATGCCAAGCATGAATTCCAGATGAAGTTCCTAATGTCAATGAAGTAGTTCCAGCAGGCTTAACCGTTGTACATCTTGCCGATGCGTTAATACCTAATATTTCTGCTACTCTTTTGTTTTCTATTTTCACAACTTTTGCTGCTTCTTTCATATCTAATTTCAAAACTGCACCACTTCCGATTCCTGTCATTGATATTCCTATTAAGGCATCCTTTTCAGTTGTTCTTTGCCAAATTGGTCTTAAGTAATGAAAATCAGTATATCCAGCCTGCAATGTTCCAACAAATGCCGCTGCTTTAACTCTTGCATTCAAATCGTCTTGGTCTACTACATCACTTACATTCACCTCACATAAGTTACAGAATTGGAAAGGTCTTAATGCAATCTCACAACATGGATTAGTTCCCCAATCTTTATCATTTGATAAGTAGATACCAGGCTCACCTGCTCCACTTGCTTCAATTCGTTTCCATAAGTCCATAAAATACTCTTTAGTAATTTTATGTCTCATTAATACTGCTGAGTTATTTGCTCTACCTCTTTGTGGATTTGTTTCCCACCACGCGCCACTCTTACAACTAATCATTTGCTCATCACTTGCAGAGAATAGAGCGATTAATGCTGCTCTACGGATACCACCTGCTAATACCGCATCAGCAATGTGACAAACCATATCGTGCACTTCAATTGGTTTTAATTTCTCACCATCTTTTTTTGCATCTAAGATACCTTCTAATTTGATAAGGCATTCTTTCAATGGTTGAGGACCTGGTGCTTTACCACCTGATGTTACCAATCGTGCTCCTTTCTCTCTAATATCTCTAAAATCAAATACCGGCTTACTACCACCAAAGAAATATGCTTTTACAATTACTGAAACTGCATCAGCCCATCCTTCAATAGAGTCACCAATTAAAAATCTTCTTGTCTTATCAGTTGATGGCTTTCTGATTTCAGGTAAACAATCAACGTGATGTTGTTGTACTGAATAACCTACTCCAGTTCCACCCAATAGTAAGAACATAATTTCTGAAAACACTCTCCAATCATCTACCGGTGCAAATGCACAATTATAAATTCTATTTGGTGATAATTCAATTGGTTTACCTGCGAACTGCATTGAACGCATTGATGGTAATATTTTTTTATTCGATACGAATTTATATACTTCTTTTATTTCCTCTTTTAAATTTGGATATGTTTTTATATGCATATCCATATTTCTTTTTACCAACTCCTTCCAAGTTTCTCTCCTTTTTAATTCCGGTCTGTACTTTGCGTACTTCATATAAACCGTAATGTCCGATAAAATTCGTGTTGAAATGTCCATTTTTTGTAAATTTGTGTTTAGTGTGTGAAAATATTTTAGGAAATCCCTAAAATGTAAGAATAAATATACGGCCTGACACTAAACGATACAGGTCTGTGGATAAAAACTCCACTTTTTTTGAAATTTATTCATGTCAAAATACATAGTGTATTAAAACATAATAAAAGGGGTGTCGCCACCCCTATCATATTATGCTGTTTTTTGCTCTGCAGTAGATGCTTGTCTATATGCAGTAATCAATTTCTTCAAATCACCAATAGCTTTTCTAGCTCTTGATTTGTTTACTTTCTTAGTTCCGTTGTGCTCTGTTTCAAATTGTGTGAAAAGAGTCTTCATTTGTTCGAATAGTTCTTGACTGTTCATGTTTTTTGTTTTTAATTGTTAATTTATCCTAATCCTGTAACCATTTGCGGTTTGTTTCCAACCGGCATTGTTTCAACGTATTTTTTATGCAAAAGTTGTCTTTCAATTTCTACACCACCCGCACTGGCTTTTTGTGCCAATACTCCATCGGATGATGTTGCGGTATAAATATCCAAAGTACCATATGTAGTATCCATCTTTGCTGGGAAAGTAATACCATCCTGTCCAAATCTATTTTTCATAACATGCACTCTTGCGGTGTTACTCAACTTATCTTTAGCTTTTCTACTTAAACTCATAATAAAGTCAGCGTTCATTACTTTAGCGTAACTATCTGCTATCTTATCAGCTTCAATAACTTCACTATCAATTGCTGAACGATTTGTTTGTGATGCTGTCCAAATTGGTATTCCTAACTCACCACTCATTCCTCTTAAATCAATATACACTCCACCTTGCTCAGCGTATGTACTATCGGTTTTGTTTGAATGTGATAATAACAAATCAGCGTAATCCACAATAATTAAATCGGGTTTGTTGCCGGCTGCTATCATTTTTTCTAAGTGAGCCTGAATTGTTTTGGATGATGCTCCTTTTGGTGGAAAGTATTTAACTTTCAATTTACCTTTTAGTTTTTTCAATGAAGTCAATACTTCATCTTTTCTATTCACCAATTCATGTGATGCTATATGAGAAAATACGGTATCGTATCTCAATCCAACATACTCTTGTGATAATTCCATTGAATAATGTGCCACGGTCTTTCCCGCTTTTACAGCAGCCGCACCTAAAGCACATAACACCCAAGTCTTACCAACACCAGACGGTGCAACTACAACTCCTAATTCTCCAGAACCCAATCCACCATTCATCAATTCGTTAATACATTCCCAATCAGTTGATACAGTATCTCGGGATGATTCATCATATCTTTTTTCAAAATCAATAAGATAATCCATACCTAAATCCGAATCAACGCCCACTTTCATTGCCCTATCAACTAACTCTTTAATTCTGTCATAATTGCCAGCTTTTAGTAAATCGATTGATTGTACAATTACATTTTTTAAATTTTGATTTATACAAAACTTTGTGAATTCGTTTTTAATATATTCAAAATCTTCGTGTCCAATTGAAGTATAAACTACTTTGAGTTGCTCTACTACTGCTTTCTTTAAAGACGGATTATCTAGTTTCGATACTTGCCCCTTGAATACATCCAATGTAGGTTCTTTTTTATACTCATCATAATAATCTTTAATCTCTTGTACTATCCATTTGTTAGCATCTGATTCGAAAAACTTCTTATCAATGATTTCACACAATGTGTCCATCATTCTAACATCGGTAAGTAAAGCAGATATTACTTTAGCTTGAAACGATTGCCCATATTTAGAGAGTGTATCTACTTGCTCTGACATCTATTTTACTATTATATTTGTGTAAGTTGATTTCAACCAATCGTTTATATCCTTCCAATTTTGAAGTATTTTGTACTTCATTGCTGCTTTAATAAAATCCATCTTATCAAACTTTTTATTAGGTTCGTTGAAACGGTCTAATATTTTAAGAGTTTGGTTTGTATTGATATGTGCTTCTTCTAATTGCATAAGATGTCTATTTCTTAATACCTCATTTCTTTGTGAAAGGATATCAGCGTATATTTTTGCATCATCTTTCTTAGCTTCACATATATCAAAGAATTCATCAAAGGTAATTAATCTATCTTCCTCTAATTCAGGGAATCTTTTTAATACAGTCTTTAAACCACATCCTTTAACGCCAGGAATATTATCTGAATTATCACCATCCAATGTTCTGAATAGTAAAAGGTTTTGTGGGTACATTCCCCATTCTGCTTTTACTAACTCTCTATCATAAAGTTTCTTTTTAGTTGGTGAATAAACTTTCGTCTTATCATCTACTAATTGTAAGAAATCTTTATCCGTTGATACAATAATACATTCTTCATCTTCACCTAATATTTGTCTAGCTATATTAGCTATCACATCATCGGCTTCGATTCCATCATATATCATTGTTGTAATTGGAAGTGAATCTAACAAATCAACTAACCAAACAAATTGGCGTTTCATTGAAAGTTGTTCTTCTTCCTGTGACATCATTTCAGGGTATTGTCTATTAACTCTAAAACGATTTTTACCTCTATCAGCTTTATATCCTTCAAACACTTCCTTTCTACCTTTAGAACCACCCTTACCATCAAAGATAAGAACTACTCTAGTTGGATTGAATTGACGTATTTGAGAACCAATTGAATTTAATGAACCAATAACTCCACCCGTATGGTCACCATCCTCATTCATTGTAGGATTAGTGGTCCAACTACGGATGAAGGTATTTAGTCCATCAATGACAAGAACTCTACTATTACGCACTCTTAAGTGGTTGGTTTCATGTTCTGATTCTACTTCGTTAAGAAGCTTTTTGTATAATTCTTTCATTTGTTTTTTTGTAACCTTTATTAATCACCAATCACTTCCGAATCTACTACGAGATTATCCGTGTCTAATGAATCTTTTTTGTATCTTAAAATTGTTGATTCACAAATCCTTTTATAGATTTGCTCTCTAACACCAGGGTTAGAATCTAATGTAAGTGGGAAATCTTTCGCTTGGAACTTAATCACTTCGCCTGAATCAATATCAATATATTCATACCAAGCTCCACTTTGTTTCACAATTGCGTTTTCTTTCATACTACCTAACCATGCACCGTAGTTATCAATACCCCTATCAAAGAAGATATCAAAATCTGCTGAACGTAATGGTGGGCCCATACGATTCTTTACAACCTGGCATCTTACTTTGATACCAACAATTCTTTCGTTACCACTACCATCTTTAGCTTTAATCGTTCCCATACTCTTTAATCTTAAACGAACAGACGCGTGGAAAGCGATTGCTTTACCACCCGAAGTTGTCCAAGGGTCAGAGAATGGCATTGCGTTCATCTTTTGTCTTAATTGGTTTGTGAAAACTAGAGTGATTTTCTGTCTACCAATAAGATTTGTGATTTTACGCATTGCTTTGGAAATGATAATTGCTTTATCCGTAGCGTAACCATCCTTACCATAATCAGCTTCCATCTCCTTTTCAGTTGATGCTGCTGCTACTGAATCCACAACGATTGTTACATACTTATCTTTAGAGGAAGTTCTTACCTTCTCAATAATAGTTTCAGTATATTCGAAACATTGTTCAACAGTCTCAGCTGCTACATAAAGTAATTTGGTTGTATCTACTCCAATGGCTTCTAAGAATTCTCTACTTACGGCGTTTTCCGTGTCAATCAATACTGCCAATCCACCTAGCTTCTGCGTTTCCGCAAGTAAGTGAGCTGATACTAATGATTTACCACTTTGTTCTAATCCCGTAATTTCGGTGATTCTTCCAACAGGTAATCCACCATAAGGGCGATTTGATATTGCCACATCCAACATAGATGCTCCGGTCGAAACCCAGCCTTCTACATTTGTTGGTGCATCATCATTATCTAAAAAGAATGCTACCTTTTGGTCTTTTGATTGTTTGTTAAGGGACTCAACGAGTACTTCCGCCAAGTCAACCTCTTTAGTTGCTTTTGCCATATTAACTTATTTATTTTACGAATTGAAAAGGTCATCAAATGCCGATGCCACATCATCTAATTTCTTAGCCGGTGCTACTTCTGGTTTCGATGGAGTTGTATCGAATGGTGCTTCATCATCATTATTGGCAGTTGATGAAAGTGTTTCAGCGGATGCTGATTTTTCATCTTCTGATGCTGCTGATGGGTTTAACCAACCTTCTAATACATTTTTCAATTCTGCATAAGTTAATTCAGAATACAATTCAGTAATTTCTTTCTGATTGTTTAAGTACTTATCCGTATCTTCCTTAGAAGCTGCCAATGGAGTTTCTTTTGGTTTAACACGGATTGTTGTTACAGGGTAAGAAGTACCACTGTCTTCAGCTGATACTACTTCAACAGTAATATCTCTACCTTCATTTGGGTCAGTAATATCACCATAATCGGCATCTGCCATATAACCAAGAATCTCTTGATATACAGTTTTACCAAAGCCCCAGAATTTTACACCTTCACCTTCTTCACCTCTTACCAATACTGGTACGAATGTTCTAAGTTTCGGCTCCATTTTCTTAGCAGCTTTCCAATCTTCCTTATCGCCCATTCTTTTAAGTTTGTCAGCAAACTCAACAATTGGGTCAGGTCTACCGAATGACATCGGAGATAGATAAGTTTTGTTGTTAATGTTGTAGTGAAAGTACAATTCAATGAAAGGATTCTCTTTGTTGAATTTGTAAGGGACTAAACGAATAGTGTGTTTTCCCGGTGCTGGTTTCCAAAGTTCTACAGTTGTTCTTTGGGTGTTTTGCAGTTTGTTAAGTCTGCTCTTAATTGCGTCTAAATTAATAGCCATTGTTTTAAGGTTTTAAGAGTTTATGTTTTATGGTTTTATTTAGGTGAGTGTCCTTCACCCTCTATGTATATAAATATAAAGAGATTACAAATATACAACAAATTATTGGACTTTCCAAATCTTTTTTGAAGTATATTTTATAACCGAATTAAGCATTTATATGGGTTTGAGATTTACTCAAAGATACGAAAAATATTTGATTCCACCAAATAAAAAAGGGAGAATTTTTAGTTTCTCCCTTTTGTTATTATGCTAATAAATGATAATACTCTTTGAAGTGTTTGATTCTATCAGGTAATCCAATTGTACCACCATTTACTCTTTTAGTAATAGATGTTACAACTGCATCAGTAGAACCACCATCAGCCATTTTATGTAATCCGTTTTTAGAGAAGAACCATGCTGCTGATAATAGGGCGTATTTCTCAGCTACTACTTGTGGGTTAGCACAAACATCTTCGCCAATTGATTTACCAAATGCAGTATAGTTATCCTTTCCTGTCAATTGAATATACCCTCTACCACAAAACTTTGCACCATCTCCAGTTGATTCAGGTCCGTTACCCATTCTGCCACCATATACTTTGTTTGCAATCTTCTCCGGCTTTCTTTCGTAAGGTAGAGCTGATTCTAAAGTTGGGAAATATTTCTTAAAGATACCATTCAAACCTTTAGCTGAATAGTTTAAGTTTTCTTTTGTCAAACGGAATCCCCCACTCTCATGTCCACATTGTGCTAAGAAGTGTGCTAATCTTAATGCCGAATCAATTTGAAACTTTTGTGCTACTGCAGGTATCATTGCGATAACTGCATCAGGAATATGTCCTTTTAGTTTTTCTAATTTCAAACCAGTAGAGTTAGCTACCGCTACTGCTTGTTGTTTTACTTCGGTATGCTCTTGCTCACCCATAATCATTGCCCAAGTCTTATCACCTACCATACCATCTGCTGTTAAACCATGAGCTGCTTGCCACATTTTAACTGCTTCTTCGGTTTTAGGTCCAAAGTTACCTACTGGGTCTAATTGTAATTTAACTTGAAGTTGTTTTACTTGTTCGTTGTTATCACCTTTTTTTAATAACATAATCTTCTTATTTAGGTTGTTCTTCCGTAACTTCTTTATTTCCTTGTCCGAAATCAATTACTTCAAAAACTCTTGTCTGAATTTTCTTAGTACCTTCGGCATTTGTTAATATGATTGAATTTTTGAACTTCTGCCAATTGATGACAAAAGATGTATCTAATACCCCACCATTCTCCTCTTTAACTAATTCGTTAAGAGCATTGATAGTGTAAAGTGAATTAGATTCTTTCTTTCTATGTATTAGGATTGTGTTTTCCAACGGAGTCTCCGGTTGGAATTGTGTATCTATATTGTATGTCACAAACAATTCCTCTAAATTGGACTTGTTTTGTAATATATAGATATAGTTGTAGACTATGTGATAAGTCTCTCTTATTTGTTGTAGAGTGTTTTGCAACTCCTCCTTTGTTGTAAATGTACAAAGTAACTGTGTCTTCATTCTTCCTCTTATTTCGTTTATTACCTATAAATATCAAAAATCGAAAGGAAGGATATTTTTACTTATTTTTACTCTTAAAACACTCTTGCATTGCAGGAGAATATTGCATTGTTGTATTTGTTCTACCAGATTTGCCGGTTTTTGGCCTATATGTTTTATACCCAACATCTGTTTTTTCTTTACTTTTCTTATCGATAGCGTATGTGAATACATTCATTCCAGTTACGTTTCTAGCATCCGCTATTTGTTCAGGTGTTGGTTTTTTAATACCAGCATTGGATAATTTTGCAATAGCCTGTTTTTCATTAAATTCATACGTCAATGTAGCTTTTTCTTGAACACTAAAGTTTTGTAAGAATTCTCTAGATGAAGATACCCCAAAACAACTTTTCAGTACATCTCCATTCACTACCGTTCCACCCATATTAACATCTAAAGTTGAAAATACCAAACTTCCAGGTTTTCCTGGTTCGTAGTTTCTCGTATCGCCATCCATCATTTTTAAATGGAATGAATCAACTACATCAATACCTTGTAAATATGTTCCAAGTCCCATCTTTTTACCTCTATAATTTACGGTTGTTTTATCCATTTCTCTAAATTGTTTAAAATGAGATTCAACAACTTTTTTACGTTGGAAAGATAATACATTATTTACATCAATTCCACTTACAGGTTTTTTACTTTCTCTGATTGATTTGGAAACTAACATTTTTGAAACTTTAACAACAACTTTATTATACGCTTCACCACCACCGTCTGCCGCAACCGCTCTTATCATAAAATATTTATCTTGCAATTCGATAGTATCCGCATTCAACCCTGGTTTAGGATTTCCGTCTTTATCTTTATATTTTGCTGGAAGATGCTTGATAGCTTCAGATTTTATACCTTTTTTACCAAATAATGCATCATCTATATTCTTTAATATTGTTGGCTCTGCCCCACTTTGAATGACATCAACTTGTTCTTTAAATGATGCTCCTTCTTTTTTATCACTCTTAATTAGATTCTGTGCAACTAGTGCAACTCCATCGTTATAAGTTGATTCAACTTCTTCTACATCTTTAGCATGTGCTAAAATAATTGATTTAATTCTTTTAGATTCTCTATCAGTAATTATTCCTCTAGCAACCATACCATCAACTTGTTCTAATTTTTTATCAATTTCCTTTTTAAGAGTTGAATTGTCTTGAATATCACCAGTTGAAGTTTTATCAGAATGGAATTGTAACATTAAGTTACCCTTTTCATCGGTAACAAATGTTGCAGTATCAGATGGATTTGCTCCGCCGCCACCCATCATTACAAATGCAATAGCATCTTCTTTAGTAACCACATCACCTTTTGGTGTTAAAATTCTTTTAGCGTTTTGTATAGCTTTAACTTGCGCATCCAATGATTCTTCTGCACCATAATAAGTTTCTAAATTTCTTTGTTTTCCAAATAATCCTTTTTCAGTTAAACCATTTGCTCTACTTATTGAATTATCATATTTTTTTCTAGCTGACCTTGCACATATTAATGCTTTAGATGCACACGGAACTTTTTTCAAATCATTTGGCAAATCTTTAACAACCGTTTGTGTTACCGTTTGCTCTTTTCCTAATTTAGTTCCACAAAATTGCGATGTTATAATTCTTGTCAATTCTTCTTCAGATACATCAGGATTTTTTTGAAGTAATTTAGCTGCGGTACCGGAGATAATTTCATTAAATGCCGAACCTTCTGATCCAGGTGCTGGTTTTTTACCCGTTGCTTTTAGGTATCCCTTATATCCAAACTTTAATAAATTATTTTTTACATCATTATCAGCCGCTCCTTTTTCACCTACAACAACTCCTTTCTTATCACCAAATGAACTTGCTCTTATCAATTCTAATTCCTGTGGTGTTCTTTCTACTTTAGGTTTTTCGATTTTTGCAGTAGTTGGTTCTAATTCTTTTTCTTTAGTTTTTCTAAAGTCACCTGCTCCTAATTTTTTAGCCGGTGGCGTTGTGGGGGTATCTCCTTGTTTTGCTTTTAATTTTTTATCAACATCAACGTGAGAACCACTACTTATTGCAGCTTGCTTTTTATCTTTACTACCAAAATATACTATCTTACCTTCTGGACCACCTTTTCTTGCTGCTAATTTCCAATCCCCACTCTGGGTAGATGCTTCAGCTACGATTTCAGCAATAATTTCTTTTATCAACGATTCTATTTTCATTTCGGTTTTTGGGTTTTGTTTTTCATTAAATGAATCTACCATTTTTTCCATCATCTCAGGATCCATATCAGCCGTTGCCATTTTTTCTGCAATCATATTAGCAAACTTTTCCATCATTTTATCCACATCTTGTTCTTCATCTCCAGCAAATAATGCAGCTTTACCAACACCACCTGCTATTAATTCACCAACGGTATGTGGTATAAATTCTATTGCAACGTGTTTAGCAAATGCGGCTGCTCCATGTGCCATGCCACCAAATGCGGCTCCTGTCAATGCAGTAACTGCTATTTTAATACCCACTGCTTTTAATGCTTTTTTCTCATGCTCACTTACCGGTTTGCCACTAAAGAAATTCTTAGCTCCAATTCCAGCAGCTTTGAATTCTTCCACTTCGTGCTTAGCTCCTTTTTTAATAGCTTCCCATGCACCTAATCCTTTATCTTTAATCGCCTGTCCCCAACTTCTTCTTTCAGGAGAATTTCCCTTATGTACTTTCTCTTTAAAAAATGATTTGTTTTCTTCCGCCCAATCTTTTGTTTTATTTTTTATATTAACAACAGCCTCTTTAGCTTGACGACTTAACCCCTTTTTAGCCGAGGTTGGTTGTTCGGGTTCTGATTTTTGTGCATCTGCTCCAGTTTGTTTACCACTCTTAGCTGCAACACCGAATTCGTTTGCAAAGGTATTTGATGTTTCAATCGCATCATCAATTGGTTGGTCGATAATCATTGTTTTTAATGGTAATGGATTATCAGGATGTTCCATATTATATGCCGTAATTGCTGCCCATCTATGGTGACCATCAACTACATATCCATCGTTACTTACATAAAGTGGTGCAGTCATTTTCTTATATGCCGGATGTGAAGGTCCTGCATCTAATACTGATTTCATTCCTAATACTTTATCACCAACTAACTCACTTTGCGTTGCTTTTAATGATTCGGATGGAACGGATGCATCGGTTACTTTAATTCCTTTATCCGCCAACATTTGTCTGAAGTATGGTTGACCATTTGCTTCAGTTTCATTTGGGTCTGTTTCTTTTGCTTTTTGTAATACATCCCACGCTTGCGAACCTTCAACCGGTTCACCTGTAAATTGTGGCATCTTTGCTCTAGGAATTCCTTTATTACCAGAACAAAATAAGTTTGAATTTGGTAATGATACTTTACATAAATTATATGTTGGTTGTTGATTCTTTTTTACTTCCTTATCATATGCTGATTTTTCTTCTCCTTTCAATCCTTTAACCTGCTCCTCACTATATCCCATCTTTTCTCTAGCAATACCTTCAGCTTTTTTCTTATCTTGTTTAAATTCATCATAGTACTTATTCATTTCAGTACTCTTTTGCTTTAAGAATTCAGGATTTATATTTTGTAACGATGGTTCAGTTTTAATTGTTGTTCCGGCTATTTTACCATCTTTCTCAACACCTTTTTCATTTGTAGGTGGTGGAGTTTCTATTGGGGTGAACTTACCAGGAACATCAGTGCCATCAGTCTTTTTAGCTGCAGGTTGTTCAGCCGGCGTTTCAGTTGATGAAGTTGGTTGTTGTGATGGTTCTTCTTTTGAAGATGCAGCTGCTGCTTTTGCTCTTTGAGTTGCCTTTTTAACTGCTCTTGGAGGAAGTTCTTGTACAGTTATCTTTTCACCATTTTGTAAAGTACCTGTAATTGATTTTTCAAATAGGGCAAAAACATCTTCATTTAAAGAATTATCAAATGCCATTTCAAGCACCGATTCAGTTCTTACATATTTTGCAGGTCCATTTGGTTTATCGGAATAATAACCCCCACCAACGGAATACAATGAACCACCACTATCAGTTTTAGCTTCTTTACCGGGCTTCTCTTTCTTTATATCATCCTTAGTTGCCTTTGGAGTTTCATCATCTTTAGTTGGTTCGTCTTTAGCGGGTTCTTTCGGCTTTACATCTGCTGCTTTAGTATCAGCTGGTTGTTGTTCAGGCTTATCTTCCGGTTTAGTATCGGTTGGTTTAACTGGTTCTTCTTTTGGCTTATCTTCCGGCTTAGTATCAGTTGGTTGTTGTTCAGGTTTTTGTTGTGATTGCATTCTCTGTCTTCTCATATCAACATGCGAATTACCAACGGGTGCAATTACTGTATATCCTTTATCTTCAGCTTCTTTAACTTTTCTATCTAATTCTTTTTGACGGAAACCATTATACGCCTCTTGACCTTTCATAATTTCGTTATCACCCATCTTACCTTCATCATTATAATTTAATTCATAAAGGTCTTTCTTTTCGCCATCAGTTAAATTATTAAAATCAGTTTTATCAGTTATATTAGTTGCTCCAGCTTTTTTAGCTTGGTCTATAATCCATTGCTTACCTTCATCATCCAAATATTCATTTGGATTCATAATATCATTTTGCCCAGCCATATTAGCCCATACAGACGCTCTAGCTTTGGCTGGACTACCTAACTCCTTTTCTATTTCTTTGAATACAGGAGAACTATCATTAGTTACATCTGCATTCTCATCCCAACTACTTTCTTCTACATTATCAAAATGTCCTTTTACGCCATCTCTAATTTCAGCTTGCTCTCCACCAAATTCAAACTTACCATCCTTATCTTTAGTCATACCACCTTCCCCAACAAACATTACTTTTGTTCCTTTAGGTAGTTTTTGTATTTGCTCAATAGTTTGCTTTGTACTTTCAAGTTCATCACCATGCTCAACACCAATAATCAATGAACCGTTTGGAGTTGTATCAATATCCAATTTTTCACCATCTGCAGTTTTTCTTTTACTTAATCGAGATGCTGCTTTTGTAGTTTGTTCTTTGGTTTTTGCTTTTTCTGCGTTTTGTTTGAATTTTTTTCTTATATCCTTTGTATTGTTTACCTGTGCTACTAACTCAGGATCTGGCTTATCCCAATCAATCCCCATATTATTAAATAGGGAAGGGAAATCATCTCTTAATTTTTTTAATAATTCAATATCATCTAAATCTTGCTCAGCTTTATCTAAAATAGCATATGTAGCAGCTGTTGTTTTATCTATTTTTGTTTCTTCGGGCTTATCACCTAATGCAGCTGGTGGTTCTTCTCCATCTTTAGGTTCTTCTGCATCGGTTGGTGGAGTTGTATCAGGCTTAGATGGTTCGTTTGCTGGTGGTTCTGCATTAGGCCCTGCTTCAGGTCCTGTTGGTTCTTCACCTCCCCATTTTGCAGAAGTTCTTTCACCACCATCACTATCTGGATATGGAATATCGGCTTCGTATGGTTCACCATATTTTTCCTCATATGCCGCTTTTCTTTTTTGAAAATCAACACTCATTGAGTTAGCTATCTGTTTATCTCCAGCACTTTTAGCCCCTCTCATTTCCTTCTCTATCTTATGTTGTTGATATTCAATTCTAGCTTTATCAAAAGTTTTAGCATCACCACTTTTTTGAGCTAGATGCATTTTTTGTTCAGCTTCATATTTTGCCTTATCCAATTGGTCATCACTCATTGCATGTAGTGAATCATCATATCCGTTTTTATTTGCTTCTTCCTTGTCCTTTGCTACTTTATCAGCCTTATTTTTCCAATCTTCAGGACTTCCAGGAGTTGGTGCTTTTTCAGCTTCACTATCTTCTTTATCTTTTTGTGCTAATTTATCATTTGCAGCTTTCTCTCTATCCATTCTTGCTCCCATAGCAGGGTCTGCTTTTGGGTCAAACATTGCTGCAGCTGCTTTTGCTTTTTCTTCCTCACCAGCTCCTTTCTCTTTTTCACCTTCTTTACCCTTCTCGTCCTCTTTACCTTTTTCTTTATCACCACCGGTACTCTTACCATCTTTTTCACTTCCCAAATCTTGCATTGCCGAATCTCTTTCTGGAGAACCCTCAGGTGGCATTAACTTTTCAGCTGCCTTTCTACCTTCTGAATCTTTTGGTAATCTTAATAGGTTACCTACTATTCCTTTCTTTTGAGTACCATCTGCTGCTTTATATGGAATTTCTTTATTAAGGATTGGATTTGTAAAGTTCTTATCAGCTTCTGTAATGTTTTCAAATAATTCTGCTTTGATGTCAGATAACCCCATTTCGGAAAGCACACTTGATAATTCAGCTAAATGCTTTTCATTTTTTGGGTTAGGTTGCCCATCATCCACTCTATAAGCCCATTCGCTTAGTATCTCATTAATTAATTCAGATAAATTCATATTCATTAAAATTTGTGGTCTTTTGCTTCACATACCATTTCCAATTCTTCCCAAGAAAATTTAGGTTTTTCATTTAGAAATACATAACACTTCCATTTCTTTTGTTTTTCAAAATAGATATGTTTTTGTAAGTGGGATGGAATTGCTGCTCCAGTTGCTACCTTTTTTACAGGTTTATCAAAGAATGTTTTTATTAATACTGTAATATTTTCAGTATCATCCCATTTACGAATTTCTTCTTCTAACATTCTCCATTCACCTCTATTAAGATATTTGTCCTGCATTATACAATTTAGATAAGAAAACGTTTGTTTTAAATTTACCATATTATCAGAAAACGTTGCAGCTGGTGCACCATGTCCTTTATCGTATATGTTTGCTTTATAATCATCCGCATCTGATGTTTTGATATTTGGTTCTTTGTAAAAATCCATAGCTCCTCTATTCACATTTGTAGGACGGTTAGTCGAACGGTATTTAATAATTAAGGGTTGTTCTAATGATTGTGAATAAAGTACATCAAACACTTCATTCTTTATTCTTACATTTTGTCCAAAAGAAATCAGAGAAACGATTAAAAAACTAAAAAGGATAACGATTTTCTTCATATTATAGCATATTTTTGTATATACTATAAATATCGTATCTATAACTTTCCGTAATCCAAACCCCAATTTGCTTTAATAGGAAACCCACCATCCTCAATGATTTCTTTCAATCCTCTAATCAATTCTTTATCAACATCAGTAGGAACATCAAAAAGAAACGAATCATATGTATATAAACAAAATCGAATTTCACTTCCCCCAATCCAATCCAATATCCTTCTCATCTTATCCACATTCATTTCAGTTTCTACCGCTTGAAGTAGATAGTTGAATACTTTTTGTGGGTTAGGTTGTTCAATCCAGCTCAACGGAATCTCTCTATGTGGTGTTTGTAAGTAACCTCGCTTTTGTGTTTCAATCCATAATCCATCAATATAATCAGCCACAGCATTTAAGTAAGGTATCTGTCTAAAATCATCATCAATGCCACCATACAATAAACGAAACGTAATTCCCTTTCCTTCACTCACATCACATCCATATTGTTCTGCCAACCATTCGTGCACATTACCTTCCGGCATATCGAACTTAATCAATTTACCAATTAGACGGGGGTGATATGCGTTATAATCCATTTGTAGGAATATCCCATCCGCTACAAACACATCTCTACTACCATCGGTTTTGTTTAGGGCGGCATAGTTCACACCACCATGTCTATTGGATGGTCTACCTGTCACCGTAAATGGATTGTATTCGGTGTGTACTACGTTATCGGTTGAAAGTTGTTTTTGGACTTGTGGCCATCTATCAATAAATTTTTCTCTATCGACACGAATTCCGAATTGTTCAATATCTGAAAGGGTAGGTATGAATATATCATTGTACCAATTATAAGTTTTAGATTTTTGATTTGTGTGTTTTAATAATTCGGGTTCAATTGCTTCACACAATTTAAGAATAGGTATAGATTGAATGATATCTTCTTTGTAACCTTTGTGTAAAAGAGGATTTATCAAATGTTGTATTGGACGGGAATAATCTATTGTTTCTCCAGTTTTTAAGAAGTACGCAGTATCAACATCATTCAACCCTTCTTTTGGATTTTCAAATGATTGTAATAGTTTTTTCTTTTGGAATACCCATTTTTCTCCGGTAGTATTTAAGATACCCTCTATAAGTGATTTAGAGAGTGATAGGGAGTCTGTGTGTTTATGGGATAGAATGTACTTGTCCGTATGGGTTCGTACCAATATAAAGGATATATGTGTGTTTTGTGGGTGTTTTTCATTATCTACCCACATTGGATACCAAATGGATACTTCCGTTTCAAGTTTTTCTCTCAATTCGATTAGTTCCGTATCATTTTCTACAAATATCATTTATTTTTATTTTGTGCTGCTTTTGCTTTTTCTAATATCGATAATGATTTTTCCAACTTAGCTTCCGTTTGTTGTTTTTTTAAAATTTTCTCGTAGCCAGTTGGATATTTGTTCGTTACTTCAATTGGTCCATTTGGAAATTTCTTTAAATCATATTTCCACACCGATTCAAACCCATCATCATCTTTATAGACGTGTTCAAATTTTGTAGGTTTATCTATTGGTTTATCAGGCCACCTTCCCATATCATTAAGATTTGATTTGTGTAAAGATACAAAAAAAACCCCAAACTACCAAATTAATGTAGAATGGGATTTTGGTGGAGATGAGGGGAATCGAACCCCTGTCTTACAAAGTAATCATAATACCAGCATATCACACGTTTAGGTAAAGTTTAATCTTATTCACTTT